CTTACCCCCCAAAAAATCATCAGTGCCCCCCTAATTCGTCTGATGAAAGGGTAAAGAGGAAACGGAACAAAAATCAGCGCTGTTTTTCTCATATACGGGCGAAAACGTTCCAGGAGGGCTTTTGGTACTAGGCTACAGCTTAAAGTGATATGCAACTTAGACCATATCTAGCTGAATAAGAACTTTGCATCCAGTACATCTTTAATATCAAGCGTGTTGATAATCGGCGGTTCATCGAGCTTGTCGAGGTCGTCAGGCTGAATCAATGGTTTGACATTCTTGATGAAATCGTGGAGAGGCTGGTGATCTTTGTACAGCAGGTAGAATTGTTCACGGAGCAGGTAGAAGAATTCTTCTGTGCGTCCTGCGTGGGTGCCGAGACTGTCGTGGACGAGGGCAAAGGCGTTGATGCCTTTGTCTTTGGCTGCGCAGACTGAGAGCATAAGATGAGAGGCGTCGAGGGAGTGAATAAAATTCGGTGCGATGCCGCTGACTTGGTGAGCTTTGTCGATGTGCTTGGAGTCCTGAACGATGCGCACGCGAGTGGCGATATTTCCGTTCATGATCGTCGAGATTCGGTGCATGTCGGGCAGATAGTAGGACTGATGCACGATGAATCCTGTCGGTGTCTGCCATGTGACAGGGGCAGAGGCGCGGCTGACAAGGCGGGCGACTTTCTTGAGATAGTCCATGCCCTGCCGTGCGCCTTTGACGACCAGAGGAATCGAATCCCATACGGTCTTTGAGGCGTAGTTGAAGAGGGGACGCTTTTCTTCTTTTGACAGTTTTTTGATCTCAGGGAGGTCGTCCAATGCCTCGGAAACATACTCTAAGCACGCCTGAAAGGTGGAGCCGTAGGGAAGTGTCATGACGGCCCGCTTGGTGATCTTGCGGTTCATGGCGTTGTGAGCGAGCAGGAAGAGGGCGTGTTTGGCCTTGTCCTGATCTGGCCCTGTCAGGTCTTCCCTGAACTTTTTCAAGGTCTCTTCTGCGACCATGGCGTAGATGTCGCTTTTGCGCGTCTGGCCGGGTGTTGCCTTGACGTTTGTTGCAAGCGCACCGACTTCATCCCGCAGCAGAGCGGAGTAGTGCTGGATGCCGGAGCAGGAGCCGTCAAGTCCGATAGGGATGTGGGATTCAAAGCTGGAGCCGATCTTGACGTACTGTTCCCATTCCATGCAGGCGGCGAGGAACATGAAGGGGGAGTCGGCTTCGGTCCATTCACGATGGATGAGGGGTTCCTGTGCGCACTGCATTATCCACGGGGTGTTGTCGCGGGTCCATTTAACACGGGTGTCGTAGTCGGATTTGTCTTCGCCCCAACAGTTGGCGATGTGGACTGCCAGCCATTTCGCACCGTGTTCACCCAGGGGGACGCCTTCTGCGAATTCCAGCATCCCCTTTTCAGCGTCAGTCCCCTGTGGCGTGAGTGAGCCGAGGGGGTAGAGGCGGCCACGAAAATCGGTCTGGTAGACGTAGTAGAATTTCTCATCTCCGAGAAGAAGTTCTGCTGTCTCTGTTGAGAGGGAGAGGCGCAGGCGTCGGCCACGGGCTTCGACGTTGGATTTGTAGGTCTCGTGGGCGGCTTCTTTCCATTGTTTGAGAGTGTCTGCGTCTTCAAAGCAGGGGTGATCTACGCCGGGTTCGATCTTTTGTCCGCACTTAGGGCAAACTGGCAGGGGAATTTCGTCAGCAGGTGGCAGTCCAGCGATGGCTTTACCTTCGTGGATGAGGTCTCGCAGCACATTGAGGATGCGGGGATTGATGCGCCATGCTGTGTCCTGGGCCGCGTTGACGGCCTTGAAGGTGATCGCAAAATCGTCGGTGAGTTCGAGGATTTCTTCCTGATAGGCTTCGTTGCGGCTTTTGACGAGGGGGAGCTGGCCGACATATCGCGTGTAATAACCGCCGTTCTGGGTGGTTGTCCAATGGCGCGGGGGAACTGGCAGGGGAAGGTAAAAGCCGCCGTGTGTGCCGAGTCGTGCTGTTGCATCGCCAACCCACTCAAGGAGCTGCTGCGAGGCCATCAGCTTGTTGGTGTTCTCAGAGCTTTTCTTGTTGACGCTGTAATGTCGGACTTTGACCTCGAAGAGAGGTGTCGTAGACAGGATTGCTCTGTACAGGAGTTCAGCTAACCACTCACGATATTCCTGAGACCATGCTTCAAACTGGACTTCGGGATGTTTCTCGCTGTCGCTGCCGTCGCGCATCTTGTATTCACCGTTGATGTAGCGGTTCATGGCGACGTGCAGGCCTGTGCGAATCCACATAGGGTCGTCAGTGTTTTCGCGCTGGCGTTTGAGCACGACGTTGAAGAATTTCTTAGCTGTCTTCTGCCAGTGCTGGATTTCGGCTTCCTGTTCGCACTGTTTAGCGATGGCGGTGAGCACGCTGGCAACGCTGGCTATTCCAGAGGCGTGATCGAGCATGACGGAAAGAGCGATGTAGGCGTAAACGTCATAGGGTTCTTCGGCCAGTCTTTTCCGGAATTCTTTCCTGCGCAGTGCGTGGCGGCCTGCATCCTGAATCTTGGTTGCGTTTTCGATGTATTTGATGATGTCCGGCAGGAAGTGAGACATCAGGGTTCGGACGGGCGTATACTTGGAGATAGTCCCGGTCTCGAAAGATCGACGGGCAACGTTTTCGACATCGATCATATGCTGGTTACGGATTGTTTTCTCGCGTTCCAGCACTTTTTCCCAGTTTTCAGGGAGTTCGTCTGAAAGGAAAGATAGTGCGTCTGTATTCATTTCTTCCTCCGTGCATACATAAAAATGTGTAGTGTGAGTTTACATTGACTCATCGGAGTTTGTCAAGTAGTCAATGCAAAATCGTACATCCCTTGGGAATTCTGGTGGAAAAACAAAAAAGGCCAGGCACATCAAAGTGCCTAGCCTAGTCAAAATGGAACAGATTGTTGTAAAAATTGGTGCTCAGAGCGGGACTCGAACCCGCACGGCGTAAGGCCAAGGGATTTTAAGTCTATTTCGTTTGATCTCTAAATGCTAGGTTACGCCGGACAATTTTTTACTGGTGTAGCCATGGTGCAAATTTCCACCAAGTTTTTTGCTCAAGGGATGTACGATATTTTAGTGTCCCTTGTTCAGTACGTCCACAAGGTCATACAGGTCTTCGGGACGGAGATGGGCGTACCGCTTTGTCGTATTGATACTCTTGTGTCCGAGCCATTTACTGACAGTGAATATGGGGACTCCACTCTGTACCAACCTTGACGCACAGGTGTGACGTAAACAATGCGGAACAAACTCCGGGTCGTTGTCAAGTCCGAGTGCGTGCTTCATTCTGAGCCATGATGTTCTCATCCAGTCATGGTTTTGGGGGACGAGGTGGAGGGTGTCATCGCTCATACTGAGCAGGGCGTTGACGGCTTTGGCTGCGCGTTGGGTGAGGGGAACGCTGCGGCTTGTGCCGTTCTTTGTGTCTCGGAGGACGAGGATGCCGTACTTTCCCATGTCCCATTCAATGTCGTTGATGGTGAGTTTCTGGAGTTCTCCGCAGCGGATGCCTGTGTCCATGAGCAGGACGACGGCGTTGAGCTGGACGGCTTCTTTGTGTTCGAGGAAGTAGGTGAGCATGTCCTGTTCTTCCTGTTCACTGAGGAAGCGGAGGCGTCCTTCTGGCTCGCGCTGTCTGCGGATGACAGGGCGGCTGTTGATGTACCCTCGTTCTTCCGCGACTTTGAGGAGCTTTGACAGGGCGGCGAGCTTCCGGTTGATGGTGCCGTTGGCGCTGTGGCGTTCTTCCTTGAGGTACAGGACGTACTCGGTGATGTCCTGGCTGTCGATCTCGCTCAACGGTGTATTCGGTTTGAAGTAGGTCATGATGAGGCGGCAGTTGCGTTCAAACCAGTCGTGGGATTTGCAGTTGGCCGTGGACCATTCTGTTTCGAGCATGACTTTGACCATGCCACCAATGGTGTGGGGGTCGTCCTTGTCATACTCGCCGAGCTTGAGGAGTTTGAGGGCGTGATCTCTGGCCCGTATCGCCTGTGCTTCGGTGTCGGCATATCCGACCTGACGGCGGCCATCGTACATGACTTCCCAGCGCCAGCGGTTGCCTCTCTGATAGATTCCTTTCATTAGGCTTCCTCCACTTCTCCAAAAGCATTCTCGTATTCGTCCGCATCGAGGTGTCGTTCGGCCCACTCACGGGCTTCTTTTTCAGAAACAATGTGGATGTCGGCGCCATCGCCCCACATATCACCGCACTGTTCAGCGTAGCATGACATAGCGCCGCCTTCGCCATAGATGAAGTAACGGCCTTTTCGTGTACGGTATAAGCATTCTTTACAGTAGTGGAAGTCGGTAATGCTGAGGTGATTGCTCCAAAAGCCAAGGCATTCCGCTGTTTCAGTGTTGTAGACTTTGCCGTCAATAATTTTACGCATTGTTTACCTCCGTAAGGATAAAAATAGAGCGCCTAACCTTAAAGGCTAGACGCTCGGGGGTGGTGCAGGGTTATTCGGTTTCAAACTGTTGCATTAGTTGGGTGTAGATTTCTTTACCCTTGTCTGTTGGGTTCAGGAGCTTGCGCTTGAGGGGACGATCTGAGGTGTCTGAGCTGTCTTTCTCGTTTGTGATAAGACCTTTCTCAGCGAGTTTAAGTATTACTGTTGATATAGTGTTCACACTAATATCTGTTGCTTTTGCTACCTGACGTTGTGTAATACCTGGGGTATTTACAATGCTCGCAAGAATAAGGAATGTTTCGACGCTGTATATCTCCTGTCTGGCAAGGCGATCTACGATTTTTTGTTTGAGAGGTTCAAGTTCCTTTTTCTTGGTGATGTATTCCTCAAATATATTCATGATGTACCTCCATCAAGTGTTTGATGCAAGTATACCATGAAACGAGGTTCGTGTGCGTTATTTTTTTACTTCGTTAGCCTCAAGCCACTCCTGATAATCGAGTTCTTCATCCTCGTACTGATCTTCGAGAGCACCAAACTCGTCGATGATGTCGCTGATAGCGTCATCTGGACTGTAATTTTCCTGATAGAAAAACTCAGCGAGTGTGTCGTAGTTGTAATCATCCCATACGTCCCCGAAGTCGCCTACGGTAGCACCATATCCGTTATCAGGCTTGATGTACTCGCCATAGTAGGGTGTGTTGTCACTGTACATACGGTTGAGTTCCTCGAACATGCTTTCGTAGTCGCAGTATGTGCGTTTGACATAATCCTCGGCGTTTCCATACTGCTCAATGAGATCATCGTAGTAGCGATTGCGGTCGCAGTATTCGTTCCACCATTCGATCAGGTCACTCTCGAATGCTTCATCGCGAAGCCAACGATTGATCTCTTCAACAGGGTCGGTCTCGATGACATTGGTGTCAGTTTCTTTGACGAGTGCGTCAATGTCCATCGCACGATCACCGTCACGGTTTTTCTGTTCGATGTAATCGTGGAAATGCTTTGCGTCTTCAAAGTCTTTACCATAAACAAGTACGTCACCAATTCTCCAGAAGTTCATTGTTCGTTCCTCCTTTACCAATCTTTGCGTCCAACGTGGGTGGATGCGTACTCGATCTTCCAACCGGGCTTCTTGTAGTAGCAGACGTAGCCGTGGATGGCCGTGCGGGTGCTGAGGGTGTCCCAACCGCCGTTATTGATGACGAGAGTTTTATCATTCTCGTTGACTGAGACAATGCAGGTGTTGTGGTAGAAGTAATCACGCTGATGAGTCAACATATTCTCTTCAAGACGGTGATTACCACAGAACTTACAACGCCACAGAGTAGTGAGATTACGCACAATACTGTTACTCTGTTTGAACTTGTGATGAATAAGCACTTCGTGATACCTTCTCATTAGTACGTCAGCTCACTTTCGACAAATTTTTTTACTTCAATCCACGAGTTAAAAAGACGGTAGTAATCATCTTTATTGAAGCGAATGGAATGTTCGGTAGACTGTTCTTTGTCATATGTGTAGCCAAGTTCTGCCATTTTTTCACAAGCGATTGTCTGAAAGAATGTCATTATGTGTCCTCCTATCAGGATAAAGTAATGCCGCCCTACCATGTGGCAAGGCGGCATGATGCACTAGTCGTTCCAAGACGGGATGTTATTCAGTTTCCAAACAAGGGCCTGCACGGTCCATTCGTAACTGACGTTATATCTCAGGCATTTGTGATAGAGACGGAGCAGTTCGTCGTTGTACAAGAGTAGGTTGCAGGCGGCAAGGACATGATCTGCAAGGTCGAGATCAGCATCTTTATCGTCCCAGATGCGGATGAGCAGGGTTGCAAGCTCATAAGGGTTCAGACAGCGTGCTCTCATACGTACCACCTCTTTTTCCAATCGTGCATGAACTGCTCAAGGTTTCCCCAGATCGCTTCTTTCTCCATATCGGTGGGCGTATCGTGCCCGTAGTTGCGGGGTCTGACCTGGGTATACAGATATGTGAGCCATTCCTTGATGTCGTTCAGATCGATTTCACCGTTGTCGATCATATCGACGAGGTACTCTTCGGCAGTGGTGTGATCGTCGAAGTAGCTGTAAGCCTCATCGATTTCGTCCTGGTCAGGGGCTTCGGCCAGCTGTTCATCCAGTTCGTGGATGGTTGTCCAGAAGTAATCGGCTACATCCTGTCCCATACGGGCTTTCAGTTCGTTCCAAAACTCGTCAGAGCTTGGATTCAAGAAGTGGCTCATGCCGTCAGGATAGTTATCAATTCTTACCATGTTGCTCATTTGTAGTGCCTCCTCTTGCGAGATTGAAATACCGCCCTCGCATCATGCAAGGGCGGGCGTGTCCGAATCATAGGTTTTTGTCATAGGCTCCTAGTTTAGCCGTTCAAAGTACGAGCGCTCAGTGTGCGTACCCATCTTGCGGGCGAGGTTGTTGGCCCACGAGTACAGCATCTCGTCCATAAGTTTGAGAATTATGGAGCAGATGTCAGGCCAGAACTCAGGGTGCTCGGCTTCCTGTCCAGCGCGGATGCACTTTCGCACGTCGGCCACTTCGCTGCCATGCAGGTGATGCAGGACTGTGCCTTTGAGTTCGTCTCTGTAGGGCAGATAGAACTTGTTGATGATGTCGTTGTTGTAGACCCACCACATGCCACCGCTTGCGATACCGTAGGCAGCATCATGGATAAAGGTTTCGACGGCTTCCTGCTCGTCGTCAGTGCAGGACATGTAGTGTTCTTTCAGCCATTCAACGGTTTCAACTTTGTTGGCCCATTTGCGCACGTTGTGATTGAGAAGAGAATCGAATGTGACTGGTTTCATTTTCTTTCCTCCTAAGGATAAAGTTATGCCCGCCCTAGCTAGGCCAGAGCGGGCGTGTTCACTACTTGATGCCCCAGACGTTGCAGAAGTAAGGACGCAGAGTCTTGGTGTATCTGTTGATCTTCTGCTTGAGCACGTTCTGTTTCTTAGTGATGCTGATGCGGTACATGATCTCTCGTACATCGTCGGCCCATTCAGGTTTGACCTCTCTAAAGAGGATTGAGTGGCAGCCATCGTGATGGTGGAAGAGCGCTTTGAAGTTCCACCTGTCAAGGAAGAACTCGCTATCGTAGTTGCCACCGCCGAGGGTCAAGATGCCCCGCATCCCGCCGTTCACAGGCAGGACAGACAGGTAGTTCCCGTCCCACTTCTGGCCCTTGATGATAGCCACGATGTGACGGCCTTCCATGCACTTGAACTCATCAACGAGGTCGTGCATGTAGTCAGTGTTGCAGTCGTAGGCGTACTGTGCCAGCCAATCAGGGTTGTTAGCGCAGTCTTCGCCGTACTCTGACCGGATGAAGTCAAGGTCGAGTTCGTCAGGGTCAAGGCTGTTGGTCCAGACCGGAATGGTATTGAGTTTTGCTTTGTTCATGGTTAGTCCCTCTCTTTCGTGAGCTGTTCGATATACTGGCGATTGATGTACGACCAGAGGTAGTGGTAGATAGCGGAGTACACCATGTGGTGCCTGAACGCAGACTTAACGATTGCGATCATCTCGCCCGAGTCAAGACCATGCACAGAGCAGATTGCAAGGATGATGTGCATGGATGCGTAGGCATACTGCCGTGCCAAACGGTTGGTTTCAGTGTGCTTAGGCCAGGCGCGTTCACGACAGCGCCAGTACAGGTACAGGTCGGTTTCTTTAACGATCTTGTGGGTGATGCCGCCGATAACGACGTGCATATCAGCAAACATGGCTAGGCCTCCTTCTGAATCAACACACGTTTAAGAGCAACACGGAAGTGCGTTCTGGGAATACGGTGTCTGACACAGCTCTTAAATGAAGCGTAGATAGTGTCAGCGTCCAGTCTAAGTGCCTCACACTGCTCAATGAGACAGCGTTTCATATACCAAGAGCCTTCGTCGTCACGATTGACATCGGCCAGCTCCAACAGACACAGTGTGCTCATGAGCATTGATATGAGCTTAGGAAGCAGGGTTGTTTCTAACATGGTATTCGTTCCTCCTCAGGATAAAGTAATGCCGCCTCACCAGTTGGCAAGGCGGCGGGATGGTGTGCTACTTATAAAGCTGTTTCACAAGGTACTTGTGCATAGCCTCGACAAAGAACTTTTCATGACCATCAATGTATTCGTGTTTCCGTTCAAGTGCCTTAACAAAGCGAAGCATTTCACGTTTTGTTGATGCGAGTCCGGGCAGGCATAAAGGAGCATCACCTGAGCCGTACAGATTAAACAGATAGCACATGAGGTCAATCTGTTTTTCAATGTCATCAGCTTCATTCTGCCAATCCGCAGCTTGCTCAAGTCGCCAGTCTCTATCTTCGCCGTCCATGCTGGAGATCAGCGTACAATGTACGCACATTCGCTTTGCTCTGAGCCACTTGTGGAATGCCTCGACCAATTTGAACGCAAGCGGGTACAGTTCAACAAGTTTTTTCATTGCAGATACCCCCTTAGTATTCCCAATAGTTCATCATCAAGAAGTAGTCCCAGGCGAGCATGTGCGACTGCTTTGCATTGAGCCAACAGACCCGCAAGGCCCATACACGGATATACACACGATAGGGCAGGAGCGTCCATTTCGTCCACGGTACAAAGTCAGGATGCGACACTGCGACAAGGCCCACAGACATATCAGAGGACCAGTTGATCATCCGTACAAAGTCCCAGAAGTCACCAAAAATGAGGTGCTTCAACATGCGTACAAAGCTGATATACAGGTCTCGTTCGTCCAACAGACCTTCACGATAAGATGCGATAGTGGCAACGATTTCGTCCCATAACGACATTTGATATACCCCTTTCGGATTTGTTATAGGGCGCAAGGGGCGGCATACAGCCACCATGCTCGCGCCCAAATCATAGGTTTTGTCATAGGTTCTCTTGTTTTGACACTTGACAAACAGGACGTTATGCCGTAGACTACTAACTAAGCTATACAGTCTGGAGCCTGAATAGTGGTTGAGCTTTCGTCTTCTTTCTTTCCACGCGCAGCCATTGCAAGGGACACGTCACCATTGCAACACACGTTAAGTGTTTGCTTTCTCTCGCACACGTTCTGTGTTGTCGTCTGTTTGCGAGCGCAGGTTATAATCACACGTGAGCTTTATTATCAGAGTGGTGCACGTTATCCACGTTCTACACTCTGTTGTCAAGGTACAGTGGTACTAATCTAAGGATAGTCTAGCCGTGCGCCGTGAGTGGAACACGGCTAAAACTGTTTGCGGTTGTGAGCGCGGGCCGTGTGTACAGGCCGTGCGAGTGCTAGCAAGCGGCGGGCGCGGCGGCGTTGCGGCGTTCAACGGAGAGGACACGGCCACGTGTCGAGGCGGCTACTGCGTCCACCTTGTGAGCTTTGCAATAGCGAGCGAACTTCGGCAGCATGATATTCATCTCTGTAACACTGGCGTCGAGAAGGTCAGCGAAGAAAACGGAGGCCGTGGCAAAATACCCGTCCGGGTATACCTTTTTGTACGCGGCGCGCGCTTTTGCAACGGTAATACCGAGAGCGGCGCAGCGGGCATTCAATGCGGCCTTTTCGTCGTCGCTTGCGGTCCCGACGATTTGAGCGAACGGAGCGAACGCATCAGCGGCGGCCTTGTTTGCGGCGGCTTTAGCGGCGTCCTTTTCGGCCTTGCTTGCGCTTGCTTTAGCGGCCTTATTTGCGGCCTTTGCGGCGGCTTTAGCGGCGGCCACGTCAGCGCGTGCGGCGGCGTTGAATGCGGCGCGTGTTGCCTTCAGTTCGTTAGAACCGACATTTTGCTCTTTTGCGAGCTTTTGCGCGGCCTTTTGTAAGGCGATTACAAGTTCAGCGCTTGAAAGTTCGGGCGTTGTTGCGGCATTCTCCGTGAGCACGTCAATGAGTTCTACCATTTTCGAGAAGTTGATAGCGGTCTTGTTTTCGTTCATCATGGTTTTGTTCTCCTTTTCGGAATTGTTGTTGTTGCTGTCGATAGCCTTGGGCGCGTCGTTGCCATTGTTGACAAGCATGGACTGAATGACACTGTGCACGGAATTCTTTGACATTTGAATTTTCTCCTTGCGTTTTTCCCCGTCGGGATTTTTGCCCGGAAGGTCAGCGCGGCGGCCGTCCGTGTTGGTCCTTCCTTGAGCTTGAAACAAGTATATCACGTCAAGCGCGTGAAGTCAAGTATAAAATTAGTGAATAAAATATTGTCCGTTCGTATATACTTTGATAGTCAAAATCATAGGTTCATAGGATTTTTACTTTTTTAACATGAAGAGAGCAAGTTAGAAAAGTAAGAAAGTCTGTTTTGTTGATGATCGAAACGGATACATATAAAAACACACAAATATCAAGAAGTTCAGAAATTCAATTATTTGTGAACTGTAATTTACTAAAATCAAACCAATCGTGAGGCATGGACCGAGAACGCCTTGAAAATCATAGGGAAGGGATTCGTTATCCCTTGCGCCGTGGTCATGTTTAATCGATCATAGGCAGCCCAGGACCGTACCTTTGAATGTCAAGCTAGTACTGGGCCGGGCGGTCATGGGGGGAATCGGCCCGCGCGAACCCACGCTAAAACCCCTCACATTTTTTCCCCAAAATTCTGCACCCCTCTCATAAAAAGTGTCACCCTGCACACACCATTCTCTATTTTTGTGTGAATAGGGTTAAAGCAGTGTTCAATCATGGCAGAAAACGTATTTCTTCTTACCTTCTCCCCGCGAGGACGGGCTACAAGGCCCTAAACTTTTCATTTAGGTATAAGAGCCTCAAAACGACCACTGATTTCAATCTGACATGACCTAGGGCCATTCCTGGGCATTTCTTGTTCGTCAACCGATTTTGACATAATGAAAGAGCGATTTACCCTCATTTTAGGGGGTAGATCGCTCTTCGTTTAGCTAAAAACTGGATATGGACTGATACTGAGAATAATCTTCCTCGCTATCATAAGCGGGGAGATTCATCTGCTGAATACGCCCCTTCTTGTACAGATCATTCTCATAGTCCCATAGATCAAGATATTTCTTGGCATTGGGATTACGACGGAGGAATTCTTTCTCAGCAGCTTTCTTATATCGGTTCACAGTCTTGGTAATCCACGCTTCTTTCGGTTTAGCAAGACTGGTTTCACTCGGGTCAATGCCGTAAGCAGTTTCCCATGAGCCTTGGCTGAACTTTGATCTGAGCGCTTCATACAAAGTCTGTCCATTGATTCTGACAGTACCGACGAGCTTGCAGAGCTGGGAATAATCGTAGTCGTTCAGTGACAGGCCATTGCGCATTGTTCTGGTTGGAGCACGGTCAACGTTAGATCGAATCAGGTTTTCATACACGATGTCATGCTCTTCATTGTGAAACTTTCTCTGGAAGAACGGAGCGGTCAGAGCAGTTGCCATCCAACTATCACCATACTGCCCGGTAATGAGTTCACCAGTCAGCCATGAGACTTTAGGCGGGTTGATCTCCTCAGAAAGCAGGGGGATTCTGTGGGTGAAGGGGGCAGTGAAGTCCTGCGCCTCATGCGTATAAGGGTCGATCATCTGGCTGGTAGTTGCGAGGAAAGACGGGATGTAGCTGCCAGCGGCATTGCGTCGGATGAAGCGACCGATCTTCTGGCCTGCTGTTCCTTCGTCAGAGAACACATCGAAGAAGTCACCAACGGATTTAAGCCAGGTACGATTTGTTGCGTACTGAGTCAGAGCATTGAAAGCACTGACGATGTAGTTGCTCTTATCACGGCCTGTGCTGGGGTCGATCTCATCGATCTTGCCGAACATGTCAGCGATCATGATAATTGGAGCTGCCACAGGGTCGAGATTAGCAAGAGAGATGTTGCCAACAGGTGTCTTGATCGAATAAGGAACGTTGCCCTGTTCAAGCCAGAGCTGTCGTGCTGTCCTATTGGAAGGGCCACCGCCGTTAATGAGACCGCTTTCGTAGAGACCGTAAATCCCGCTCCACAAGGCGACAGATGTCCAGAACTGGCCCATGATCTTTGCCTGAGCAGCAGGGTCATCAGTAGCACCGAGAAGACGGATGATTCCCAGAGGGTTGTGCTCAATGAGAGCGTCTTTGCCAATGTTGTAGACGGTCTTTGTGAAGGGGATGAGGTGATGACCGCCTGGGATTTTTGAGATGGAACGAAGTGCCCTGAATGTAGCATCTTCATAAGGCGTATTATTCCATGTGGATTTAAGCGCTCCTTGAAGAGCTTTTTCGGCATTCAAAATACCAGTTGCGTCTCTGAATCCCGTTGCTGTGGCTCCTGAAATAGCGGTGTTCTTGTCGATGAACAGAGAACCGTAGAACTTGTCAACAATCGCTTCTTTAAAGGTGTTGATCGCTTCTTTGCTTGGGTTAGCTCCGAGGAAAGCACGTGCTTCGGCACTCTTCATGTAGTCGTGGATTTGTAGTTCGACCTGTCCGCGATAAGCGGCCTGCTTGAAGAGTTCGTCACCAGCGTTGAGGAGTTTACCAGGCATCTTCATGATGCGGGCGAAGAGGTTGGCGTCGTCACCGCCGAGCATGGGATTGCCGGGGAACTTCATGCCGTCCTGCGGGCTGAGAACAGAGGTATCATATTTCCATGCGGCTCTGAGAACTTTAAAGCCTGTGTCGAAGCCTCGCTTGAGTCCACCCCAATAGGCGGCTACAGCATCAGCAGCTCCTTCGACACCTTCGGATTTGATACGGCTGAAATAGAGATCAGACACGTCAGTACCGAAGACCTTGACAAGGTTGCCGAGGAAGTTGCCGACATGTGTACGAGGACCAGAGAGCATTGAGAAATAGGTGTAGCTGCGTTCGATGTCCTTGATAGCGTCCCAGAAGCTCATAGGCGGGGTGCCGTTGACAACCTGCTTGACCTGATTAGCGACCCATGTGATCGCACGTCCATCGTGGTATACGTTTGTGGCGGCTTCAAAGGATGCTAAAAGGTCTCTGATCTTTGCAGGGTCCATGTTCTTTGCCAATACGTCTTTGAGGTTGTCCTTGCCGCCAGAGACGGCCATGAACGGCTCAAAATCAATAAAAGGCTGAGAGAATCGGGAAGGTTGACCGGCAAGACGAAGAGCACGTCCGGCCCATCCACGAACGCCTACGAGTTCGGTCTGAGCACGTACAAGGACGGTGAGATGATCGAGAAGGTTATCGTAGGCGGCAGCAACGTCGCCACCGGGGGTCGTCATTACATCGTCAAGGGCGTGGAAAGCATCAAGCACGTCGGGAGCGATTTTTGTCTGGAGAATGTTTGCCAGCTTGATCTCGCTTTTGGCGAGTTTCAATCCGGCTTCACGTCCTTCGCGTCCGATCTCTTCATACAGACGCCAGACGAACGGGTCGTTCTTGAAGAAGGATTCGGCCTGTGTCTTGAGTTCTGTTTCGGAGAGCGCTGTCATGGTGGCGTCTCCCCAGCTTTCTTTACGAGCTTCCTCAAGGACACGGACATAGCCATCGTAGCCTTTGACGAGCTTATTAGCCGGGTCAGAAAGATTGTTCGCGTTGAGACGTGTCCCTTCGCTTTTAGGAGCGTACATTGCACCACGACTGACTTTGTATCCTGCGTCGGTACGTTCCTTGAAATTGTTGACTGTATCTTTCAGCGCCTGCTCACGATCTACAAGAGGCACTTCCTGTTCCTGGGCCTTGATCTTGCCATACTGCTCTTCGATGATACGGGCGGCTTCACGTTTCTTGGCTGCTGTGTCAGCTTTATGGAGCATCCAATAATGGCTGATCGCGGTCATGAAGAACGATGTCACAGCGTTGGGAACGACCATAGAAAGTGCATTCTTGAAGCGTTTCTGCACATCAGGGTCGGTCGGGTCTGAATTGAGGAACTGAGCAAGCGTTTCCTTATACCAAGGTGCATCGATGAGCGGGTCTTCCGGGTCGATCAGGGTCTCTTTAGGATGACGGGTAAAGTCACCAAGGAAGCCAGTCACGACACCTTTCATTGTTCCTTCAAGCAGGGCTTGGGAGGTTGTCTGAGGTAGAGCGCCTGCTGTCGGCAGAGCCTGTGTGAAGTTTTCAGCAGCACCAGCGAGAATATCACCGCCAAGCGTTGACTGAATCTGAGCAGGGACTGTGGTCAGTGTTGGGTTAAGCGGATTGCTGAGAGCAGAGAATCCTTCCGGTGCTTTGAGTTCCAGTGCTGTAAGCGCTTCTGGATATTTCGACGCCAGTCCTGCACCGATCATGTTAAGGGCAAAAAGACGAGCACCGAAAGCGACCATCTGCTGTGCAAGCTGTCCGAGCTGTGTCTTAGGTTTCAGCTTCTCAGGCGTGAGTTTTCCAGCATAGTCAGGATTATCATCAAACAGATCAAAACGCCGATTGAACAGACGCTGAAAAATGTAGTCCATCGGACGGTCGATCAGATAATCTCCCGCTGAGTGTGCTAATTCGTTGAGGTCTTCGATAGCGGTGGTAATACCGCCTAAAGCAGATGCTCCTACATCAGCCAGTGTGTTGCCAAAACCGTCAACGAAGGGTTTGGGCGAAGGGGGAGGACTGTATGCATCAGCCAGCGCCGTGAGGCCCTGCTCGCGCATGAGATTGGCAAAGTCTTCCGGCGTAGGCTGGACTAAAGAAGAAGCATCGATAAGTGAGGTATCGAGGTTAAGTTCCTGATCTGTATTCGTTAATGTCGGCATTCGGGTCTTCCTTTACTTGTTTCGGTTTTTGTGTCTTGTCTTCGATATAGAGAGGGACGAGATACATCTGATAAAGTTCTTCGATGCTCTGCGGCGTTCCTGGGGGCATGTGATCTTTGAGCCATTTGTTGACTTTGGGGATAGAAATATTATGACCTGTAAGTGTGGCTTCGATCTGAGGATAGGGGAGCCAGCGCTGGATTTTCCGCTTCTGTGCTGCGATCAGGCCGGAAAGAACGGTCTGGACCTGTTTAACTTCTGTCGGAGCAGTCGCCAGCACAGGCTCTTTCTGCATGGCGAACACACGGCTGCGATCATCGCTGATGAATTGCTCTTTCTTCATTCGATAACGGTAGATCGCATTTGTATCGCTGCCGTTGGAGAATGTTCCAGCAAGATAATCCATAGCTTCTTTTCTGAACTTGGTCGTCATATCAATGGGATTCTCCTGCATCTTTTTAGAGCCACCAGCGAGTTTGTACGTTTCTTTCATGTGTTCTTGTAGCGCTTCACGCATAAGGTTGAAGTTGTAAGCAGCGTTATTATCGTCAGGTGTACCGATACTTTTCAGGGCGTGATCGGTCACATCAGTGATCGTTGTATTCATCAGTCCGTCGAGAGCATCACGGGCTTTAGTCGCGAGCTCAGGACGAATCTTTCCTTCCTGTTCAGCCTTATTGATCTCTTCGATGGAAGGTTTTGAGCTGAGAAACTTCTTTTCTTCTTCGGTGACTTCCTGTTTCTCAAAACGTCCGATCATGCCGCCAACGGTGTAGATGTCTTTTCCGTTGAAGCCCTGTGCTCTGAGTTTTTCGTATGTCACGTCAAAGCTCTCACCGCGACTGTTGTGAATAGCATCATAGAGCTGATTCATTTGCGCTTTGAGTTGGTTGCGCTCACGTTCTGCTCTGGCGATACGGGCCATCTGTTCACGATGGCGCGCCTCCTGCTCCAAGCCAAATTTCCGTGTTTCGTAGGCTTTCTGGATTTGCAGGAGGTTGTTGGGGTCGTGCTGGATAAGACCTGAACTGAGGGCAATAGAACGGATGTCGTTCAGCTCGTTCATGGTCTTGGCGCTGCCGAAATAGCTGACAATCACGTTTGAAGCGGCGTTGCCTGCTTTGCGATCACCGATCTGTCCGGCCAGTCCTTCGATCTGTGCGTTGAACGCCGCAGACGAGTTTTTGACCCAGGAGGTGCGATTGTTCCTGTGGGCCGACGTTCCGAAGGTAGAGCCAAAGCCTGATGTGATGGAAGCGGTAAAAGCGTTTGTCGCACGATCTTCCATCACTTTGCGACGTTCGCTCAAGAATTGCTGTGTGACGTTGTGCTCAGTCTGGCTAATGGGACCAGAGAGGTATTTCTGATAAATCTGCGGGTCCATGCTGCCGCCGGTTTCGCCTTGGATGTACTGGCGAATGAAGGAGCGATAGGCTTCGTTGAACTGAACGGGGTCGTCGATCTCGAAGATGCGGCGACCATTGTAGCTCTGGGTCCTAAACCATTCGTCGGCAGCGGTGGGGAGGGTGTTTGCCAGAGCTTCAGCTTCGTGGATGTTCACGCCGTGCTGGAATGCCCGTGAGCGTTTGGCGTACTCATTGGCGTTGACGGAGGAATAGCGGTAGAAGCGATCTGCTGGGACTTCATCAGGTTTGAAGTTGGCAGAAGCGGCATAGCCCTCGGCTACTTCTTTGTTGTAACGGGCCTGATCTGCTTCGTCCTTGTAGTTGCGGATGACAGGCGCGATCTTGTTGAGGGTATCGGCCAGCTCAAACATGCGCTTATCTTCGTTGATGGTCGGACGGATGAAGGTGTCGAAGACGCGCCGCTGCTGTTCGGTCACGACGCGAGGTTCAATGTTGCGTACTACTCTCATTCAATACTACCTCCATAAGGAAGGCTACTTGTTATCGGTGTACGTCTGACTAACGATCTTGTATGCGGGTTATAACCGATCATGAAGTTTGTCGGTGTATCGGCACCAGCCGTTTGTTTGATCTGCGTCATAGGGTCGGTGTACATGAACTGCTTGGAGCTGAGTCGGGACTGTGTATAAGCACCAAGGCCGGAGATCGCCATGGTCAGGAAGTTGGGGGACTGGCCGCGCTGTACGGAGGCGACACGGTTTGCGCCCTGCGCACCGATGGCGGCGAGCTGGTCCTGGACATTCTGATCACGGATGGCTGCATCGGCTTCGGTCAGAGCGATATTCCTGTCGGCCTGTCCCATGAGATCACGGAGGGTCATGTTGAGGCTGTTGCCCTCGTTCTGGTTGGAAGCGAGGGCTGTGCCGATGTTCTGTCTGGCTTGGAGCTGGTAGGCGTTTGTCTTGCGGGCGTCGTTGGCCTGGTCGAGTCTTTGCTGTTCAAGGGTCTGACGGTAGCTGTCAGCTGTCGCGGTGTCGCTGGCCTGTTTGTTGGCCTGATAATAGGCTTCCTGTGCGGCGGCCTGCTGCATCTGGCCCATGTAGTTCATAACGACGGAGCCGACGGAAGCGACGGTGTTAAGAATGCTGAGGGTGGAGGCAGCCCCCGCGCTCATCGTCGCTCCAGCGGCTCCAAAGATAGGCCAGCACATTTAGTGTGCCCACTTCTTTCGATTGGTGGTGCGGCTCACGGCTCGGAGGTTGCTTCTGGTTGTCTTGCCTCCCTTGGACCATGCTTTGATGTGGTCGGCTTCTCGCGGGTCGCCTGTCTTGAGACCGAGCATACGACGGGCTTTGTGACACTCGGCCTGATATTTGAGACGTTCAGGGGTGCCCTGATATTCTCTATATTCTTTTTCGTAGTCGCGAATACGGACCTTTTTTCTTTTCTTCATATCGGATTTGTCGCGGGTTGCCCCACGTGTGTTTTTTACCTCCTGTCAGTTTTTGTGCTTTCTGAGCGTCACCGAGCATACAGAAGAGATCAAATGCTTCGGAGTTGCGCTCATCAGTTGTGAATATCTCTACGGCAGCTTTGAAGTCTTCCTGCCGCTGTTCTTCGATCTGGGCCTGCTGATCTACGCCCATGACGTTGACCCAATAGGCCACGGCTCCTGCTAGGGCGTCGAGGCGGTCGTCGTGGATGAGAGCACCGCGCTCACGGGTGATGCGGGTCATCTGATAGCCGAGAAGATATTCTCTGGCGCGCTCTTCGGGATATTTCTCGATAGAGCGGTAATCCTCTTCGATCACAGAACGGTCGAAGATCAGGCGGTGCTGGTTCATGACTGGTTCGAGCGTGTCGATGATGCGGAGTTCCTTTTGTTTAGAAGAACGGACTTCTTCGGTAGCGACAGGGTATTCCTCGTTGAGATAGGGCCTGAGCAGTTCTTGGAACATGCCGTCACCGAAGTTGGATTCAATAAGGATTCTGTTGACGTTGTTATCTTTGGCGACTCGGACAAGATGCCTCATACCGCGCTCTGCATAGCCGTCTGTGTGGCCGCAGCAGGCGGTGACGAAGAGCTGTCCGTTGAGCATCTTGACGACGGCGTAAGCAGTCTCGTCTCGGCCTCGGCCTGATGGGTCGATGAACATGACGCTGCCTGTATACTCGCGGAATTCGCCCTGCACAGCCATGGGACGGTGATACCCGTCACCTGTAAAGCCTGCGCTGGGAAGGTCTTTGATGAGCAGTTCCGGGCCAGAGGACCAGACGACTTTCTCAGGGGCAACTTCTTTGTCAAGAGGCATGACGGACAGATCAGAGAGGCGAAGAGGGAAGCGCTCTGCATCGCTGAGTGAGGTGTCGAGCATGAACTGGAGGGCAAAACCTGAACGTCCATAGGACGCTTCACGCTCGCGAAGATCACCGTCAGAGAAGCGCTGCGGGTCGGTGGTATGGCCTGTGTTCTCCATCTTTGCGATGTAGGGGGCAAGGCGTTCACCGTAGACGAGGCGCTTGGCGTTGTCAGGCACACGGGCAGGCCAGATGCGTGTTGAATAGCCTCGGTCGCGGAGGGTGTTGTAGAGGCTCATTTCGACCTGAGGCGTACCCAGGTACGTGATCTCGGTATCACCTTCGGGCTTGAGAATAGCGTCGAACTCTTTGACGGCCTCGCTGAGCTTGTCGCGCATCATCTGTGTGTATGAGTTATTTGATATTTCGACATCATCGGCAATTATAATATCTGCACGGCTTCCGGTGATCTGACCAAAGATGCCCGCGCTCTTAACGCTTGGAGCGTGTGACGCACGGGCGGGGCCTACGTCGAACGCGATCTTTGAGGAGCGCTGTCCACGGGCAAAGTCCGGCATGAGCGGGTTGAGAAGGTCCATCTCGGAGATGAGACGCATGGTGAAGGTGGAGAACGCATCTGCGCGTTCCTTGGACGCAGAGACAACGAGGATGTTGAGCTGCGGATTCCAGTACAAGCGCCAGAGGGTATAGGCTGATGTTATCCAGCTTTTGCCGACGCCTCGAAAGGCTTGGATGATCTTTCGCTTGGGGCCTGTCTGGAGGTAGTTGGCGATGTCGTACTGGAGCGGGGTAGGGTCTGGGAGAGCAAGGTGTTTCCAGACGACGTAAAGGAACGCCCGGAAATCACTCAGCTTTGGATTCTGCCACGGGTAGCTGATGTTCGTAGTAGTAGAAGAGGACGCCATTGATTGTGATGTCTTTCTCCGGGATATGCTTGAAGTTGAACCACGTCAGGAGCCGGTTAGCCTTGCCGTTGCGACTGTCTGAGTAGCACCACGGCTTGAGGCCCGTAGCGCGGCGCAGCATGACGAACAGCAGCTTGTGAGCACGCGCCCATTTGACTCGCATCATCGGGTCTACGCCTGTGGTCTCGGCAAAAGAGACGCAGCCGCTGACGGACATACCGAAGACGGCTCTGGGCGTGTCGAGGCTGTCTTTAAAGACCTGCGTAAAGATGTTGTCTTTCAGGGAGGCTTTGAGAACGGCCTTGATGACACAGGCGGTGATCTGCTCAGGCTCTTTGCCAAGCTGGGCGGCAAGCTCATTGAGGTAGTTATCTGCAAGGCCTTTATAGGCGATGCAGGACAGATCAGCTTCTGACGGCATGGTATAGAACGGCATTTAGGACACTCCTTCGAGGTCAGAGATTTTAAATTCAGGCAGGGTGAGACCTTCGAGGCCGAGCATGTTCTTCATGTCATCGGAGGTACACTCTACGTTGTTGTCTTTGAGGAATTTAATCGCGTTCGCTATAAGGCGTGGGTCGGGTTCGATCTCGCCCCGCTGCATCTGGCCGAGCTGGGTGATAAGAAGTTCGGCGGTGAGGCCGTGAAGGTCTCCCATTCTTGCTTCTGTTGCTTTCATTAGAAAAGTCTCCATTCCAGACGTATCCCGAGGCGGTAATCACTCTCGTACTGTCGGCTGCGGGCCGTCTCTGCAAAGACGATGAGGTGCGGAAGTCGCCCCTTCCTCTCTTTTGCACGGAGTGCAGAGCGGAGGGTTCGTACTTCGGCGTCTCTCTCAGCGTCGAGATAAGCTCTTGAAGCTGCGAGTTCGTCATAGGCGGCGCGTTCTCGCTTGAGTGCTTCTCTGAGGTATTCAGCTTCTTTGATGGTCTGTCGGATTTCATTAAGATCAGCTTTAGTAATCGATACGGTGTTCTCGTTGATCTTCTTCACGACTGCGTAACCAGCCGTTGAACCAATCAACGAGAGGGTCAATGTCAAGAGACTCAGCTTTAGGAACATTTGCGTCAGTCTCTTTACGGATTTTGTCGATGTTCTTTTCAAGGTTTTTCACCTCTTGTTTGTGTTGTTCAACTATGGCAGTAATGTGCTTTGTTGAAGATACATCAGACTTGCCAAACCATAAATAGAGAAGAGCCGCTACCGCCAGTATTCCGACGATAACGGCTCTCTGTTTATTTGTGAGTTTTGGGAGGGTCAATTTTTTTACCAATCGCTTTAGGCAAATGTCTCTGAACGCTTCGCATAATCTCTGAGGCACAGCATCCGATAGCTCCGGCAATAGCGTACTGAACGCTCAGAGGGAAGCCCGTGACTTCGGAAAGAAGACCTCCGAGAGTAGCGAAGAAACTACCTGTAACGATGCGAATAATAATGGCTTTCCATGGCTCGCCCTCATTGAGCGAGCGCACAGCACCGCCCAAGCCACCGAGAACGATAAATGGAATTAAGTCTTGCACAGTTTTGTTTTCAGTCACAGGGACAGCCTTTCTGTAATTTTATTGGCGTTCTTTATAATACGCGAATGTTTCTGCTTCTGCCGTTCCTGCGACATCACCGGGGAATCCGTTTTCAGGAGCATTGATGTTGCTAATGCTGTTTACTGTGTACTTTTTACCTGTCATTGTTCCCGTGAAATTCGGATGGGCAGAATACCCAAAGACAGACGTGAAAGAACTTTTGATATACACGTCGCAGAACGTACTACAACTGCCTGAACACGCCATATTCAAGGCCGCAGATTGTGTGTTCACGTCATAAAGATTTACCGCACTGCCATTAGAGATTTGGAACACAGCAGAATAAGAAGCGTTACCTTTCTCAACATGAAACGTGTTTGGATAATCATTAAGCACACTGATATTGAGAGTTCCACCGCCAAACACTTCGTACAAGTTACAACGTTTGTAGCCGCTTTGAGCATTGCCTGTAACGGTCATTGAAGCGGCAACTCCACGTATATACAAAATTGCGGTTGGGTCATAAATAGAAATCAGAGAATTATAACTAGCCCCTTCATTCATCGGAATTTCATAAGTGGCACTAACATTTAAACGTGTGAGATACCACGGGCCACCAACACAATGAAACACATTGGCCCACGTGGAAGCGGTTGTAACGGTAGGGGGATTGCTGTAATCAGCCGCTACAATTTCGATGTGTCCGGTTGTACGAGTAAACGCAGGAAGTGTGATATTTTCTGTATACGTTCCTGCCGCGACACGAATACGGACACTTTTGGAGTTAATTGCGTATGTCCCTGTTACGTAATTTACAGCAGCTTGGATTGTCCTGAACGGCATTGACTGTGTACCACGCCCGTTGACAATAGAATCTCCGGCAGAAGCGTGGTTTTTATCTACATACAAATCTAAGTTTGATTCAAGCGGAACAAGCATTTTAAGACTCTTCAACAGAGCTTCAAATTTGTCAGTCGGCATCTGATCGAAATCGACATTGAGTTTGCCGTCCGAGCCAACAACAAGCCCCGCATTAGGGTCAGCAATAGCGTTAGAAATGGCTGTACGCCAACCATCAAGACCTCCATTTGCGTCAGCCTTGACGACGTTATCACCTGCTTTAGTAACAGATGCTTTTACTACACCTTTAGAAGTAGGCGTAGCGTCCGGCACTTCGGGGAAATCAATAGAAGACGAGTCAATTTTACCGTTAGCATCACGCAAAACAAGGGTATAAGCCTTGCTTAAAATAGACGCTTCTGCACCACCGTATTTAGGCAGTTCAGAATATTTATGGACTCCATCTCCAATGAAATATTCGAGGCTTCCGGAGAATAGACGGTCTTTGGTAAAGCCGATAACACCCTCAAAAATCACAGGGTCTTTGTCAGCCCAATACGTGTGCGTACCGCGAGACGGGGCAATCAGACGCTTGACACGATGCGTCTCAGGAAGAGGGGAATCAGGGGGACAGTTACAACCACAGCCACAACCATTGCCGTTGCTGGGAACAGAACAGTTACCACTGGGACAAATAAATGTAGGGGTATCGTCGCAATGGCAAGTCAGACCACCAACACAAGTGGGGCCACAATTACAGGTATTCTGAGTGCCACCACAATTACAATTATCAGATATGAGTATCAACTCCTTTAAAAATTTAGACAGGCCAAGATATTTCAATCTCATCCAGTTCTTCTTTTGATTTAGCGCTTGTGATTTGCTTTCGTAGTTCTTGCTTTCTCGCATGACAAGCCGCGAACGCAGTCATCATCTCAATCAGCACGGCCTTCATAACGTCAAGCGGGACATGATAAACGGTTTCGTCATTCGCCTGAGTCAGATAGCCTTCCGCCGCGCCTGTCGCTTCAAGCAACTGAATCGCGCCTTGCATCTTGATTGCGTCGGACGTGTCGAACTGCATTGTATAGCCTTGTGACGTATCAAAAGCGCCAGAAACGCGCTGATTAAAAGTGTCCGCAAGCGAAGACAGTTTTTCTTGCTTTAATTCAGCAAGAATTTCATCGGGAGTCATTTTCTCTGGCACGCTATCCCAGAGTGACAAGACATGAGTATAAAATTCATCTCCATACACATCCCGGATAGCGGCGCGGTCTGCTTTGGAGTCAATGTACGTCTTGCCATCAATAATTGCATAAGATTCGCGAATTCTAAATTCCATCTCGTTCCTCCTACCAGTCCCAATTTCCGTTTACTCGGTTTATGCATGTAAACGCCGCAACGACTACGGCATTACCGTTATTATTCACGAGTGTGACAGTAGAACCCGATAAAGAACCCGTAATATTTAAATTCCCGGAGGAGTAAACGGTTGGGGCAGAATTCCATGTATCAAAAATCATAATTTTACTAGCAGAACCTCTCATGGCAAACACAATCGCCATATTACTACGCATAGGGAATGTTACTGTTCGTAATGTCGTGCCACCCATCTGTACAAAATGCGGTATTGCAAAATGCGCATAATTATTAACAAAAGCCGTCGTGGCAATCTGTGTTGAGTTGTCATTCGTTCCGGGAGTTGGAGATTTAGTAAACACGCTCCCGGACGAATCACAACCGATAGCAATTTCTCCCAAATAACCACCATTAGTATTAGTAGTATTAAACGCTTGCATAGTGGTTCTTGATGATTTATCAGTGTTATATATAAAAGACATTCTACCCATCACTTTATTGTTATTATCGTAAATAGCCGGTAGAAATCTTTCATTAGTTCCTGATGGAGCTACTCCTATAGTTAGATTACTAAATTTATGCCCAGTATTCTGTAGTGTGTTACTTAAATAATTTCTAGTATATGCAGTAGTTGCTATTTGAGTTGAATTATCTGTAATATCTGGTGAACCATTACCTAATGCCTCTGCATGAGTGCCATCTGAATTAACAATTAAATTTATGCTACTACTATATACAGAGCTATCATTAGCAGAAGGAATTTGTGCATAAAGGTCTACTTGGTCTCTAGTATCTGACTTTCTCCAAATTCTAAGATTTCCTAATCTTCTACCTGAGCTACTATTATATGCGTTACTACTCCAACCACAGAATTCTACAAAATTGTTATTATTTGATTCATTTGTATATACCCAAACACTACCCCTAACTCCACCACCCAAACTTAATTGCCCATTCACGCTTATTTTTCCACTTGCATTTTCTGTAATTGAACTAGTAGGAGTAATACTATTGTTGAAATAGAAGTTAATCGTACCTCCAGAAGAAGATGAAGGTACGATTAACTGTTTGTCAAGTTTGGTCTTATCTGTCGCTAACATTAAGCCGTTCTTCGATGTTGTCACGGTATCAACAAGCGTGATGACTTGATTGTCCCGCCACGTCAGCTTACCGTTTGGAGTGCCTTGTAAAATGCTCTGATTATCCTCATCTCTGGCATACAGTTTAAAATATCCCGGCTCTGTTGAATATGAGCTAGACCGAAGCCCAAGCAGAGCGCCATCGCGATTGAGATAATTCCATCCCAAATCGAAGGTTTCACTCGTATCAGGGTTTGTGAGGTCGGAACCGATATTTAAGATATTTGCCTCTCGTCCGCTTTGAGACGTGCGTATAATCGGGTTATCGGTCAGTGAACCGTACTTGACTGCGTAAGTTGATGGAATAGCATCAAGTATTGCTTTGTCCTCGGCGCTCATCAGACCAGCGGTACTTTGACTGGCTTGTTCATAAGTCGTGTCTTGTGTTGTTAGGGTTACGGTATCACCATTATGTCTCGTTAATGTAATCGTTTTTCCGCTAATCGTAGCGCTCATAAACGATTTAGAGACTTTTCTTAACCATTCCCCTAAACTAGAAATGAAAGACATTAACCAATCAGCTCCACCATTTCATCAACACCACCCGCATCAATAATGAACGGGTCAGAGTTATAAACAAGAACAGCCATATCATAAGCTCTCTTCACGGTAGACTGTGCTTTCTTCGCTGTAGACAGAGCTTTTTCCGCTAGGTCATAAGCGTCCATCAACTTGATGGCTTCGGGAGTCCATGCAAAGTGATAATCAGAGGTTGTACCACCGTCATAAATAATCGCTTCGGCGTATTCATCAGGGTCAATATCGCCATCAACGATGCAGTAAATCTCATCAACGATTCCAACAGTGCCGCCATCAACGATAGTCATGTTAATAAACAGGCTAATCGCAGGAAGGAACTGCTCTTGCCACATCTTGAGCCACGTACAAGCATCTTGAGCAATGGTAAAGCCGCGAACTGCGATGTCGTAAGTCTCTTCGAGTTTGGTACGTAGAGCGCTTACAGCTTCGGAGAGAGCTTGATGTGAGGTGTTTAAGTTGTTGTAAGCTGTCCAGAGCAAATCAATTTCGTTGCTCTGCCAGCCTAGTTCGTCAAGAATCTCTTCACAGATATAAAGATTCTGGAGCACGCCGAGGTCAAGATCAGCAGCTTCGATCACAGAGCCGTCTTCGTAATCCACCAAGGGCAGATCACGGGGCGTGACTCGCTCGATCATAAGCTGCTGCCCGCGAGCAGGGACATTAGTCAGTGTGATCTTTGGTGTTGACGTGTTAATCCACTCTGAGACCGGATATTCGACCGTCCGTTTTCGAGTGTCGGGGTCGATGCCCCAGACGTGGATGTGCGAGCGGTCAATGAACGGGAAGGGTACAGAGAAGTCCTGTACGGTCCCGGTGGAAGTATAGGTTACACGGGAATACGTGAGGATGCCTCCTTTCTAAATGATTCTGGTTTTCCCGACGTAGTTCATTTCGATGTCGGCAGAGAGGAACGTTTCCGGGGTCCAGCTCTGCGATGAGATCGTGATTTCGGTGTCGGTATTGCGACCACGGCAGGGGATATTGGTCTGCCTGGTCTCTATCAGCTCACGTTTGATTCTGTTGAGGCCGGAACGGGACTGGACAGGATATTCATCGACCTGGCCCACCACGTTATTCGACACGGTGACAGTGAACGCGCCTGTGTCGATGTAGTTCAGCTTGAAGCGCTTGAGCTGGAAGCGGGCGTTCGTCAGTGGGATTGACGTATCACCATTCCTGCTGATCGCAGGGTATTGTCTGCTGAGTTCATAGATGCGCTGGAACGGCTGACCGATCACGCATTTTGAGGCTGGATTGAGCAGGGTGATGATGTTGTTCGACCGGGTGAATTTCTTGGTCGGCAGCAGTTCACCTTCACTGTTGGGGATGAGGATGACAGGCTCAACAGGCGTATATGGCAGGGTGATCTCCTGAATCTGATTATTGTATACAATCTGGAAATCCAGAGCCGGGATGAAGTCATCGGCTTCACGCTGGGGCTTGGCTGCGAAATCAAGCGTACACATGAGGCGGGTGCCGTTTTTGATGATCTCAAGCCAAAGGACGGATTCACGGAATGCCATGTTGCGGATGGTCCCGCCGAAGATATGACGGCTCCACGCGCTTTGGACCTTGCTGTCGCCTGAGATGAAATACTGGTAAAGCCAGAGTTCATTCGGTGCCGCAGAGCTGTACAGCGCTACAACAGACGTGCTCTGTGAAGCAGTCAGGATGACCGGGAGCTGATGCGGGATAAGGCCGGGAACGTGGTTTGTCACGCACAGACCTTCCTTTGTAGCCGAGGTTTTATCGACGGCGTATTCGTAGAGCTGGTCGTGATCTCCGCTTACGTCTACAAAGAAGATGCGCGAGCCGCAGACGGGAAGACCTGCATCAGGAAGACAGGCATAGCCAGTTGTCGGCAAGATCGCAGCTGTCTTGGGGCTGAGGACTTCGGGCGTGCTGAGGGTGTACTGGCGCTTCTTGGACCAGAACAGGAGATTGTCCTGAACGGCGCAAGTAGCAAGGATGTCACTGTAATCATCAACAGCGACGGAGATGTCGATCGGCTCATCATCGGCCAAGGTCTGCACAGTCGTGGGGAAGAAGCGTTCCAGATCGCCTGCTGCGCTCATGCTCACGCTGTCGCCGGCGATGAGGCCGAGGCGGTTGCGGAACAGGAAGATGGCTGTGAGCGGCTTGTTGATGAAGCTAGGGAATGGTGCTGACTCGTCATCGCCAGCAACGCGCTTGTTCCAGTCAACAGGCCGGAATGTCCACGTGTTGCTTTTGAGGTCGTGGAACAGGACATGGGGCATGGTTGAAGCTGCAAAAGCCACGGGCTGATCTGGAGCTGCGCACTCTTCCCAGACGCCGGTGACGAGGGCCTTGGAGCTTTCAGAACGCTCGACGGCATAGGTCAGGTTGCCAGGATTGATGGGGAAGCGGTCAGCAAAGGTGATGACGGTCCATCTGCTGTAGGAAACGTTGAGGACTTTGGTCTTGAACGTGGGGACGTTGGTGCATGAGACCTGTGTGCCGACTTTGATCGGCGTGTATTTGTTGATCTTGGACGGGTCGAAATAACCGACGATCTCATGCGATTCGACTTCATCACCTGTATCGGTCCACGTGACGGGGGCTGCTTCGCCTGTGCCGCGGAAGCGGACGTAGTAATCGTCCGAGGTATCACCGTTCGCACCGGAGATGCAGCAGGTAAAGCCGTCAGGGGCGATGGTCGGAAGATTGGTGAAGTCCTTGATCTTCCACGTTGTCAGGCTGGAGTAGGTGTTGCCGCGGGTGTCAGCCAGACCAACAGAGAATTCACCGCCGTCCTTGCGGACGATGTAGATGATGCTGGAAGCGGTGCTGATGTCGAAGTTGGCTGCGATGGTGCTGTCAGCAAGGAGCTGGGAAGCGAGGGTGCTGGCGACTTCCTGCGTTGAGATCGACTGATCTGCCTTTGAGGAATAGCCAAAGCTGGCCTGCACGTCGTCGAGAGCCACGCTCCACGTAGTGCTGACTGCGACCTGCTTGATGTGGATGAGGGCCTGATTCTGGCGCACGGTGTAGCTGTCGGGGTCGGCCTGTGTGGTGACGGTGCGATTGATGATGAAGCATGTATCGGCCACAGGAAGGATTCGGTAGCTGTCGCGAGCGTCTTTGCCAGTAGGAAGAGCAAGATAGGACTTGGAATCACCATCATAGGAGATGTCCTGAACAGTTCCGTCGAGGTCTTCGACGTGGATGCCGTCAGGACTTATCCACATGTTGTATTTTGTGTCAGCATCGCGGTCGAGAACAAAAAAAGCGCCATCCCCTGAATAGGGGACAGCGCTCTTGAACATGAGAGGCGGGCGTGTGGTGAGACCAGAAGCAGGCGTAGAGACGTAGTTGAGCTGATCTTCACACTGGTTTACAAGGCGGCTCTGAGCTGGCTGCTGCGAGATACCACCAATGAGATTTGGGATATTGCGGGTGATGTTCATCGACTGAGTTTCACTGCCAGAAGCGGGTCCTGGAATTTGAACGCTCCGACGGTGGCGTTGGCCTGCCGTGTGTCAGCAGCGATCATGTTCAGGCGTGCTCTCTGCTCGTCCTGCGCGGTCCACTGCTCAATGTCCTGATCTCCGAGGGTCTGGACGAGGAACTTTCTGGCGGCCCGGATGATGGCGTAGACGCGAGCTTCAAGCGGCAGCTCGGTGAAGGGGAGCTGCATGGTGACATCTGCGGTGATGGGACCATCGAAGACGTAGGTGTGGTTGGTCTTGTCATAGAGTCGTTCACCGCGCACGGCCAGATCACGATGGACGACAGCGCCACCGGTCTTGGTGATGTACATCGGGTCAGCGTCGCTGGTGCAGTGGAAGACACGGGTGATGTTCGGGCCGAGGTTGATGTACCCGTTTTCATCAGGCTCGAAGACAAGCCCTTCTTCGGTGTTGAAGTAGAACTCTTCGGTCTGAATCTCGCGGGTAACTTCGGCAAGGATTTGTCGGGCAACGATCACATCCTGTCCGACGTTGGAAAGTCGGTTGACAGGCGGTGCGCCGATTGCACCGAGCATTGTGTTGATTGCATCGAGTTCAGTTGTAGGGGTGTTCATTTATTCTCCTGTTATAATAAAGAATAGCCGCCGTGTTTCTTTCTAGAGCTTTAAAAATCTCAAAAGAAAGGAGCACGATAGAGATAACCTATAAAATCAGTTTTCATTGTCTATCGACAGCGCAGGAACGCCTAGCTGTTTTGAAGCGTCTTTTTACGCTGCCTGTGGTTGATTCGGTTGATTTCGAGAAATGCACTCTCGTTATCAATTTGGATTGCCTGTCGCATTGGGTAGGATTGATCGAAAACTGTTTGCCTGTCTGCCTGACCGCAGCGGTGTAATGGTTGATCTCAGTCAGCAGGAGTAAAGAAGCACGGCGGCAATATGCTAGAATAAAACGCTGCTGTGTGTTGGTAGACCTCCTGACGTAAATCCTGCGTTCTGGTCTGAACAGTTGGTGAAAGGTTTAAAGACTGTCTCGCTACTGGCAGCTTAAACTAACTAGCTAGAAGTTATCTGAAACAACACACAGCGGTTTTTGTTGAAGCTAAAAAGTGTTGTGTATGAATCTGCTGGGGAATAATGGTGTCGCGTTTTTGTCTATCTGTTTAAGCGCGTACTTCCACAGAGGCTCAGGAAGATTGCTATAATCCAAACCGTTCTGTTTTCCTGTAAAACCGATTTGATCTCCTACACTTAAAAGCTCACCAAAAGCACGTCTGTATAATTTAGTCATCTCTTCGATATTTTGTGAGTAGTAATCATCAGCATCTTTCATTAGACTTTTATACCAGGCTGCTTTTACTGGGTCTTTAGATACAAATCTTTGACGTGCAAGGTCGATATTAGAAACGTCAGCCAATTCGTCTGCGATTAAATTTTTTATTGCTTCCTGCCCACCAAAATGTGCAATCTCAGTAGGGTCATTTTTATTTAAAAGATCAGTTAGTTGTTTTGCAGTATCCAGTGCTTCGGCTCTTTGACCGACAGACAAGGCTAATTGAGAGCCTAATGATGTTTTAGCACGGTGCTGTTTTACATAATCACGTAACTTAGTGTTTACATCAATCATAAAAGGGTCAAATAGTATAGCCGCCCGAGGAGAATTTGTTCCACCTTCTATATTTTGCTCTTTTTGTGACCAATGACTTCCTTCATGCACTACGGTTGATAGAGCGCGAGAATACATTGGAGAAAGAACACTACCAGACTGACTCGGCCCTAAAAAGCGCTTAGAGTTAAGTTTCAACGTATTAGAACCGTCAAACCCGCCGAGAGTCAAGTAGTGCATAGGGATGAATTTAAATTTCAACCCTTTAGCATATTTATCTCCGAAAGCAGCTTGCATCAGATCAGAACGAACAAAGCTGTTTACACCATAAGAGTTTCCAAGTTTATAAGCTGTCTGAATATAAGGATTGTACTGGTCGGTCGGTATCTCAATTAAAGCGCGACCGCTACCATCGGGGATAAGAAAAACTCCGCGTGTATCGGGGTCATTAAACACATCTTCATCTTTGGCCCCACGCTTAAGATTCTTTATGCCTTCCGTTATGGCATATGTGTATGACCCCTTTTTAGCGGGGTCATTTCCTGTGACTTTATCTATATTTAAAGCTGGGATGGAGCCAAAAACTAAAGATGCTCCTCCTTGTTTAGCTATTTTTCTCAATTCAATTTGTCGCGCTCTATCAAGTTTCCCCAGGTAGCGTGATAATTCTTGCCCGAGTATAAATTGAGCAATATTTAAACCAACACTTTTTGCTTGCTCTGTAAAGGGTTTGTTTTTAAATTCTTTCCAATCTTCACTAATGGAAGATGTTTTTGACATATTAGGGATATTGAGAATCCCAGACATTAAACCGTTTTGAGCTGCGGTAGAAGCTAACACGTGAGGAAAAACATGCAACAGGGATGAAATATCGCCTTTATTTCTTGCTGTCTGATATGTTAAAGAAGTAAGTGTAGGAATCGCCTGCTGTAAAATTGTATCTTTTATTGCATTTGCTGCTCTAGAAAAACTGTTTCTTGTCTCTTTTTGATCATTGACAATATAAGAATCCAGACGTTTGAATCCCGCACGGATTGAGGGGTCAAGTTTTGGTGTATGCGGAAGTCTTTGAATTTTTTTCACCTTCTTTTTTATGCCTCTGTTTTTCCTCTTCAAACACTTTGTTAATAAGTGTTTTCACAAGGATGTCTCTTTTGTTTCCCCATATTGTATCTGTCGTATCATAAGTTTCAGTCACGATTAAAACACCCCTTTATACTGAATGTTAATATATTAGCTTACTAGAAAAGGTGTTTCAAGGCAAAAATTAAAAAATACCCGTTCTGTAGTGGTCCCTACAGAACGGGTATCTCCTAGAAAGGACTTATATGGCTTTTGCTTAGTTGGTGACGTTCGTACCAGCCGTCACAACGGGCGTACCCGCAGGAGCCGTGTCGCCGCTGGTCGCGATCTCGATGGCACCACGGGGGTCGAGGATGCCGTGGCCCATGGCGTAGGACGCCGTGATGAGGGTGCCCTCGTACACGATGTCAACGTCGTGGCCGCTGATCTTGACGCGCACGTCCTTAAGCTTGACAGTGCCGACGGCGTTGCGGTTGGCAACGATGGCGACGCTGTTGGTGAAGTCGCCCGTGTAATCGTTGCGCTCGCCCTTGATAGTCTGGGTGATGTTCTTGCCGTTGGGAAGGTTCATGCTCTTCTTGATCGGCATGTTGGCGATGCTCTCAAGCTGCACGTTCTTGATGGAGCCGGAGCCGCCGTAATCCCTGTTGATGAGGTCCTTGACCTTGCAGAGCATGTAATACTGAGCAGGCTTTACGACGATGAAGCGGCCCGTCTCAGGAACGTCCTTCTCGTCAAGGGTCTGGGCGGCGGCGAAGATGCAGTCGGCCAGTTTCTCACCATCGACGCCAGCGTTGGCAGCGGTGATGATGGAGCCGCCGGGATGGTCCATGTTACGGGGCGCAGAACGGGCGGCCAGATAGAACAGGCGAGCAAGGCGCTCGTCCATGGCGTTGGCAAGGGCCTCACCCTGCTGGTGGCTGAACTCGTTGCGGACGTCGAGGTGGAGCATCGCTTCCTCAAGGTTGTCGATCATCAGGTCGGCAATGAGCAGGCCGTCAACGTTGATGACCGCCTTGGAGATGGGCGGGTTGTTGCTGCCGAGGATGGGAACGCCCTTGTTGTGATAATGGGCGCAGGCCGTACCGGTGTAGTAGAACGTGCTGGAGATGCCCTGACGGATGGTGTGGACACGATGGAGGTCTTTGAAAATACACTTTCTGTCAAAGGCTTTCATGATGTCCAGTTTATAGTTGGTGATAAAGAGGGCACGCGCTTCGGGGGTATCCCAATCGGTCGGGATGGTGCCGTTGTTGGCACCGAGCCAGGCCATGGAAGCGAGAGGTGCAGTGTTATTAACGATGTTGGGTATAAATATCTAGCTCCTTTTCAAATGGTTTAGTCTTTCAAAAATGCGGTCTTCATGAGCCGCTGCTGAAACAGCCGCTGAAATGCGGGGTCGGTATACATGCGGGGGTCATCCTGCATGGCGTAGGCTTCTTCCGGGGTGGCGAAGCCTTTGACGGGGGCGCTGGTTGAGTTTGTGGCTTTGCCTTCGTAGGTGTAGCCGTCAGAGGGGTGGACCTGCTGGAACTGGTACATGAGCGACTGGACAGCGTTCTTGGCGCGGGCCATGTCGCCTGAATTGACGGCGGCATCGTAGGCCTCTTTCTCACGGTCGGTCAGGTTCTGAGCTGCGTAGCGCATGAGTTCGCCATAGGCTTTCTCACCGCCAGCAATGCCCTGAACGTGATTGACCCACAGCTCGTACAGGGCTTCCTGTCCGGCACAGTAGGAGTCGATCATCGACCGGGGGATTCCGGCTTTCTGGAGCTTGTCATAGGACTCGTCAGAAAGTCGGCCATTCTGGGCGTATTCGCTGACTACTTTTTCGTAGCTGACGCCTTTGCTCTCGATGAACTGCGCCGCCGTCTGGATGTCGGTGGCGTTGGTGTCGAGGCGCTGCTGGAGATCAGCGTCGCTGGGCTGCTGCTGCGGGGCGGGGTCCTGGGGTTCAGTTTCAGGTTCCGTTCCGTTAGTTTCCCCTTCGTCGCCCACGGGGTCGTCAGGAACATAGTCGGGATTGTTACGGAAGTCTTCCTGCTGCGCCGGGAGCGCCGGGGTATCGTCAGTGACCGCACCGCCATCGGGATTGACCTTTACAGTGAAGGTCTGGCTCTGCGGGGCGTCCATTACTCGTCATCCTTTACAGCGACGAAGGTGATACGGGTGATTCCGTTGCCCATATCGGTGATCTCTTTCGTATAAGGAACAGTGTTCGGCTGAATGGCGAGATCGGCCATGTTAGCCATGGGTGCGGGATTGGTCTTCGGTTTTGCCATTTTTATTCTCCTTGTGGCATTTGATTTTCCATGCTCTTTCCGATCAGGCCGCCGAGCTGATTGACAGCGTTGGGGGCAACTTTCTCAAGCATGGCCTGTTGCTGCTGTTGCTGGTTCTGCTGCTGCATCTCCTGCTCGGAACGGAGCAGGGAAACATCATCGATACCAAGAGCGCTTGCGAGGGCTTTGAGATAAGCATCGACTTTGAGATAGGGGATGGCTGCTTGCGGGGTGATGGTCTTGGCAATGACTTCCGCAAACTGGATGAGTCTGTTGGCGTCCTGTCCTCGACCGAGCGCGTCAACTCCGGTGACGATCTCGAAATTTACATTTCGCAGAACACTGTCGAGAAGTTTCTGCTCGAACATGTATTCCATGCGAAGAAGGATGTAAGGACGCTGAAATTCAGCAGCGAGGACGCTGTAAAGACCGCCGAGGGCAGACTCTAGTTCCTGTGCCATGTATCTGATCTCTTCTGCGGTGACTCGCTCGGCATCACGCTGGATAGCGGAATTGAGCAGGTATGCCCGCGAAAGGCGCTGTTGCAGGGTATCGATCAGAGCTTTTGCGATCTGGAAATCAGCTGCTTTATTGGCTTGCAGGATGGACACGTCGTTCTCTGTTCCGGAAAGGATGGCAAGGTTTCCGGCCTTTTCGAGGTCTTTGGCCTTGATGATTCCAGCGGGGTTGAGAAGGACGATCACACGGGCAAGGGCTGATGTTCCCTCAACAATAGCCTGACTGAGTGCGTCGAGGCTCTTGTGATCTCCAAGGTATTTCTCTACGTAGCTTCTGCCGTAGTCTTCTCCTGAGATGCGGTACATCCGCAGGGGAAGCCATGGGTTCTGATCTTCAAGATAACGACCGTGGCTGATGATCTTGCCATTACATTCCTGCACGACGGTCCAGCCTTTTTCCACTTTCTTGACCTGTGTGTACAACGGTTTGTACTGGCTTTTATCTGCCGGTTGGCTGCCGTTGTCTTCCGGGGTCTCGATAATGCCGCTGTCATTTTTGATGAAGCGGGGGTCGATCTTTTCTTCCACGATAATCTCGACGCACTCACCGCGAGGGTTGCGGACGACGACGTAATCGCGAAGGTTGTGAAGTCTCATGCCGTCTTTGCGGACATGCAGAAGTACGTTACCAGTGACGAGAAGATGGGGAATGGCCTCGGCGAGCACAACACGGTCTCCAAGCGATTCGATATGGGCGGTGACTGTATGCTCCATCCGGGAAAGGCCAGCCTCGATCTCCTGCCACTGTTTCTTTTCTTCTTCGCTGGCGTTGCTGCGCTCTACACGAAGACGGAAAGGCGGTCGATTGGGGGGAAGGACGATGGAGAGGATGCGGGAGCTGAGGGACGTGACGCCCTCGGCACCGATGGACTGCCACGGCTGGGCGATCTTCTCTCCGTCCATCCCTTCGGTTGGGAAAATGTAGGGGTCGGTGTAAGCGCTGCATTCCTCGGCCCGCTGGCAGTAGCTCTCGCGGGCTGTGGAGAGGAATTTGTAGCGCTCTTCGATGCTCCCCTGACTAGCGGGAGACATTCAAACCATTTCCTCCAAGGCTCCCGCCTGGAATGTTCAGGTCTGATCTGTACGTTGCCGTCGTCTTGCGCCCTGCAAGACTGTAACCGCGCATCATAGAGCGTTCGTGAACTGGCGCTACGCTGTCGGGAACAGGTTCAGGCGCAGGCGGCGGGGGAGCCGGGTCTGGTGTCTGTACTTTAGGTGCTGAATTAAAAAAGCACATAATAACCTCCTAGATTGTATACTTTTTTCTCATATACGGGCTAAAATGTTTCACACTCAGGGCACTTGAGCACTTGTGAGAACTTGCTTCCGTCCCTGTAAATGGTTGTACCTTTACACCCCTTTACCCACGCTCTGACGTAAACATTGTATACATCTTCAACAGTGGCGGTATTACGCATGTTGACCGTCTTGCTGACACCTGCATCGCTGTATTCCTGTGCGACGGCCTGTGTATCGACGTGCCATTCTGGTGAGACGGTGTAAGCAGTGGCAAAAATGCGGTCCTGCTCTTCGGGGGAGAGGTGATCGTGGATGCCTTTTTCGACGCACTCCTGATACACAGGGTCGTAGATGTCTTCGGTGTGAGGATTGCCGTAGTTGTCTGTGTAGGTGCGCGTGTGGTGCAGGCTGAACACTGGCTCGATGCCGGAACTGACGCCTGCGATGAGGCTGAGGGTGCCAGTAGGGGCGATGCAGGTGAGGGCCTTGTTCTCTGGGCCTGCGGCATGTTTGGCCGTGGATTTGAGGGTGCTCATGATGGTGTCGAGCAGATTCAGAGCCCCATCGCTGTCATAGGGGATGCCCTTGTAATAAAGCATATGAGCGTATCCCATGATGCCGAGGCCGATCTTTTTAGTCCGCTTAACAGCTTCTGCGATCTCTGGAAGCGGGTATTGGTTGACTTCGATCACGTCACGCAGGAAGCGAACAGCGGTAACGACGGTGACTTTGAACTTGTTCCAATCGAACATGTAATCGTCATCGAGCATGTTGACGAGGTTGATAGAGCCAAGGTTACACGCCTCGTTGGGGAGCAGGGGCTGCTCACCACACGGATTGGTAGCGTTGAGGGTGCCAAGCTCTGGCGTGGGGTTGTCTGCTTCCAAAGCGTCAAGGAAAATGACACCGGGGTCGCCTGTCTTCCACGCGCTTTCAGCGATCTCCATAAGGAGGGCGTGTTCCTTGGTCGTGGGGTCTACGGCCTTTGACATGAATTCGTCGGTCAGGCCCACGCTAAGGTTGAAGTTGTGAATCTCGCCGTCTTTGTCCTTGCAGTGGATGAACTTGCGGATGTCGGGATGATCAACGTTGAGAATTGCCATGTTCGCCCCTCGTCTCATGCCGCCCTGCTGAACGATGTCAGTGGACAGGTCAAAGAGGCGCATGAAAGAGACTGGGCCGGAAGCACGGCCATTGGTGCTGTTGACCTGTCCACCTTCGGGGCGAAGATTGCTGAAATTGAAGCCTGTACCACCGCCGCTTTTGTGGATGAGCATTTGCTTTCGCAGTGCTTCACAGATGCTTTCCATGCTGTCTTCAATGCCGATCACGAAGCAGGCTGAAAGCTGTCCATGCGGTGCGGGGCGTCCAGCGTTCATGAGGGTGGGGGAGTTGGGGAGGAAGTCGAGGGAAGACATGAGTTTGTAGAACTCGTTTTCCCAATAGCTGCGCTGATGTTCCGGCTCGGCCTGTGCGACACAGTGCGCGACTCGGCGAAACATCTCGTCGGGTGTTTCAATAATTTCGCCCCCGGCATTCTTCCACAAATAGCGATCTGCGAGAATGTCAAGGGCGAGCGGGGTCAATTTTGTATGTGGCATTGCTGCTCCTTTTATCATCATCGGGCGGCGTAACGCGCACCCGGTCAGTCAATTTGCACATGCGGTCAAAGAGGTCGTCGATCTCGGCAAAGACAAGTTCAACGTGCTCATAGAGATCATCGATCGGTGCGTCGCATGCGTTCATTTGTTTTTCTGCCCCGCTCACAAAGGCGTGGGCGAGGCAGATTTTTGAGTAGAGGGATTCTAAGAATTCGTCGGTGTAATGGTCTCTAATAGTTTTGGTAGACATCTGCTGCGTATTCGGCCTCCTCAAATTGGGTGGCAAGAGCGTCTACCTCGACCATCAGGCTGTCCACTTGACGAAATGCCTCAGATTGCTCAGGAACTTTGAGATAAACAGATTCGAGCTGTCTGTAGGCTTCATTGAAAGCCTTGACAATATCTTCTTTGTCAAGGTCGTCAAGCTCGTGAAGTTTTAAGCGGCTCTGGGTCATACGAGGTCGTCCAGTTCCGGGGCGTGATAGTTCGGCCCCTTCATTACCTTGCCGTCTTTGCGGTAGATGGGCTTGCCGTCAGCGCCGAGCTTGGACATGTTACTCTCGTGGATTCGGCGCATAATCTCCTCAATGTCTAGGCCAAAGGCGAGAGCGGTGCCGATTGTTACGACGAGAATGTCACCGAGTGCGTCAGCAACTTCCTTCTTGGCGTTGTGCCACTGAACAACGTTATCGCTAGTGCTTTTGTTGAGAAATCTAAACAAGGATTCATGACGACTGCGAGCTTTTTCATACAGATCAAATAAATCCTGCAAAGCCGCTTTAAGTTCTGTCCCTTCCTCCGCGATAAGCTCATAACGCAGTTTAATAAGTGCCTGTCCTTTATCTACCGGGAGAAATTCAAGACGAGAACGATCACCTGTAATGTTCTCAGGGTCAAAGGTGCGCTGGAACTCAGCCACCTGTTTAACGAACTCATTCAATTCCAAGCACCTCCGTGGCGATAAAGACTGCTTTATCGTAAAGCTGTCCGAGTGTCCCGATGTTGGTGATGTGAACATCAGCTTCACCTTCGTCGATCAGTCCTTCGGTGCTGGGGTCCTGATTAGGACTGTCAACAGGCCCTTCGAGATAGACGACACAAAGATTAGAGCCGTATTCTTCTCTCAGTCGATGAAGTTCATCAGGGAAGCGGAGATCATCGATAATCACCAGATCATTGCCATATTCGTTTATATCGTGGATGATTTTGTCAACAAAGAACAGAGGATTGAACTCACGCTTGATTCCTTCACCAAGAAAGATGAACAGATCACGTGGCGTTTTACCGCCAAGCTCTGCTCGCGGTTCATCCTTATGGGTATATACAGCATCCCAAGGAAGAAGTTCGGTTGCGGCTTCTTTAATGTTCTCTGTAAATGAGTAAATCATTGCTTGTTTATCTGTACACTGCATCATATAATCGTGAATGAAACGAGCAAGCGTGCTCTTTCCTGCGCCGTGTCCGTTTGCATAAATTGCAATCACTTTAGTGAGTTTGTTGGTGGAGTCCATAAAATAACCTCTTTCTTTTTGAAGTCATAGTCACCGCGACGGCAGATACGCGCCAATCGCGCCATTGTCAGGGCGTACTCTTCGCCTAGGCCCTGCTTCTCATACGCCTGAACGACGAGGGGCCACATCGTCTCGTAAGTCTGGGCGTCATTGAGGATTTTTTCAGCGGTTTTGGGGCCGCACTTGGGACAGCCGGGGTAGCCGTCTGCTGCATCGCCCATAAGGGTTTGGAGCATGTGCCACTGGTCGGCTTGCGGTTCCGTGATCTCGACGAGTTCCTCTGTATTAAGGTTGTAGTATTCGCATGGGACGCCGCGAAAATCCTTGTCAACGGAGACGATGCACTTGCGGCCCCTGACGATATAAGGACTGGTAGCAAGGATGCCAAGCACATCGTCAGCTTCAATATCCGGCCTCTTGAAAGTTTCATACTCATCTTCAATCCACTCCTTGAGAGCAGCAAGGCACATGGGACGGCGCTTGTCTGCACGGTTGGCCTTGTACTGCGGCCAGATGCGGTAACGGAAGTTCTTCTCAGGACTAAGGGCGAGAATCACCCTGTCGTGCTGAAGGGCGTCTTCGACTTGCTGCATCTGCTCATAAAAAATCCGCTGGGCGTCGCGGAGGTCGCTGTGCAGCGTCCAGAGGTTATCGTCCCAGCGGATTTCGTGTTCGGCTGATGCGGCGGCTCGGTAGGCGAGGATGTCGCCGTCAATCAGCAGAGTTGTCTTGCTCACGTATGTCACCAGCCCACTGTTCGGCCATTGCTTTGGCAATGCCGGGAAAAGTCTTAGCGCGTTTAATCGGGTCTTTACCCCGAGTAGCCGCACCGTATTTTGTCCGATCTTTTCTTCCTGTCCCTGCGGGACACCAAGGCGCTACAGGGTCTACAATAAAAGAAGGCTGTAGCTTCGGTAATCCCCGAAGCCACAGCCTTGTTTTTTTGTATAAGGATGTCCAAACTGCCACGGCTGAATTTCCTGTGTGAAGGGTGGCATGTCAAAGACTTTGCTCGATACAGGATTTTCGACAGCTACACGAGGGCAGTCTGCATTGAGGAACAACATAAAAAATTCTTTTGCCTCTAATCCTTTCCTGTAACGTTCAAGGTCTAACACGCCTTTCTTTGGGTAAAGTCTGCACGCTCCTGCGTTTGAGAGATATGTACACGGAGGAAACGCGATAATCATATCCCATTTCTCTTGGAGAAGAGGGCGTACATCCTGCTGCAAATGCCACTCAGGGTGGTCGCCTGAACACGGAAGCACATCACATGAATAAGCCTCGTGTCCAAGGCGTCTTAATTCAATCGTGACAGCCTGTGATTCCTCACAAGCTGCCAGTATCCTCATCAGTCAGGCAGTCTTTCAGATCATCAGGCAAGCAAGCCCACATCTGCTTGACGAGTTCCCTGATCTCCCACTGAGCACCGGGGTTGTTCATGCGCTTGTCACGCAGCTCAAGCAAAGTGCGGAGGTTAAGGGTAATGAACATGCGAGTCGTTGTCGCTTCGGGAAGAATCATGCGGGCATCTTCGGGCAGCATGTGGAGTTGTTCAACGAGCATTTTGTAATCGTCAAACAAGTTTTTGATAGTATGTTCTGCTTTCATCCGCTGTTCCAACGTAAGACCGGGAGGAATTTCAATATGTACTTTCCCGTTATCAAGGAACTTCACGTAGCGCTGTGACATTTCAGTTCGTGAGATGTGCCGATGTCGGGCAAGCTGCAAGGAACACGCACGGCTGCACGTAACAAGAAAGGTCATCTGCGCATGTTCAAAGACGCTCAGATGACCTTTTTTATAGAGGGATTTTACGAGTTTGACGTTCTTTTCGTACTGCTCTGGTGAATACCCAATCAACGGACCAACGTATTTATCAAGCGGCGTTGTACAGACGCGAGCAAACGTAGCGATGTCGTTGACAGACAGGTTCATCTCACTAACAGGACCAACAGAGGGCATGGATAGCCCCTCCTTTCTTTAGGACTTAGGATTCAGGGGGCCACGGTGAAACAACGAAGACACGATCTGAGTTGACGCCAGTATTAACAATACCAGGCGAGCCGATGATCTCCACGTCGTTGGCAGCAGCGGCAGCAGCGCTCTCGGTCGCGGTCTTCACAGCGTCGAGCTTGGTGTTCTGCTGATTGAGCTTGGTGATGATCGTGTCCTGCTTTGCTACAACATCGTCAAGGGTTGCAGGGTCAGCCATATTTGTTACCTCCTTTCTAGTAACTTACATAACCAGTATTGACAGTAGGGGCAGGGGGAGGGCTTGCCGGAGTTGACGGAGTTGGGGGCGTAGTGTTGTCTGCAATCGTCTCTAACTCCATATTCATGCTGTTAAGAACTGTTGAATAATCAGGGATTACCTTATTTGTAATAGCTGATGCGATTTCCGCTTGCTCTTGCAAATAAGCAACCTGCGTATTCAACACTTCGATTTCGGCCAATGCCTCATTCAGTGTCGTTGGTGTCGACATTTTCGCTATGAACGACTCTAATATGAATGCTCTCAATCTCGTCTACGGTATCAACGAGATACTTACCGAGCTTATAAAGGTCTTTCAGGGTAGGCTCATGCTCTTCATCAGCTTCCTCTCTGCACTTACAGCACTCGCAGTTGTAATCACACTCACACTCACACTTGCTCTCGGGCTTCTTATCAGCCAAGAGGGCTTCGAGTCTACCGATTTCCGTCTTGAGTTCGGAAATCTCAAACTGCTGTTTCATGTTATCGTTCAAGAGCTGGTTATAATCCTGTGCCGCTTCATCTGCCGCTTTAAGAGCAGTATCAAGCGCATGTTTAATGTTACTAATGTCAACCATCATATTTGCTTCCACCTTTCTAATGTGTTTCGGCCCAGTTGTGGCCGACTTTAAACTCTCCATCCAGAGGGATACGAAAGTGAAAGTATTCCCCTGCTTTACGAAAAGCCTCTACCGCTATTTTGCCTACTTGAGGTTCGAAACCTTTTTTGACAAGTAGCTGGTACTCGTCGTGTACGTGCGCGACTTGCTGTACAAACGGGGCTAATCCTGTTGCTGTGAGGTCGTCCCAAAGGATGCACGTCGCTTTTTTGACAGCAACGGCTCCGGCAGACTGCAAAAGAGTGTTCAACGCGCTGTGCTGACTACGCACAGGCAGTCTACGACGGTCGATACCTAACAGGTATCCGCGCTCTTTTGCAACATACTTCACGTCTTCAATCAAGTTCTTCATGGCCGGGAGTGCGCGGAGAAAGGTGTTGCGAAGTTTCTTCCCCTGCACTGCGGCTTCTTCATCTTTAGCACCGACGATTTCACCGAGTTTGGCGTCGCCTGCGCCGTACATGAAAGCATAGATGAAGCGCTTGGCTACTTTATTTCTGGCCCACATGTGATGTTCATTATTAGGGTCTTTAACCTCATCTTTGCCAACAAGACCCAAAGCTTGAGCGTTATGCCAATGGATGTCTCCTTCAAGTATCTTTTGAGCATAACTCCCGCCGTCGTAACGAGCCATAAAATGAGCCAAGCACCGTAATTCCAACCCAGAAGCGTCAGCTCCAAGAACAAGCCAACCATCAGGGGCATAGAACAGAGAGCGAAATTCAGCGCCCATGAACACTCCCACGGCAGGGACTTGGGCCATATTAGGATGAGTGTGCGTACAACGACCAGTAACAGCACCGTTCGTAATAACATGTCCGTGCATCCTCCCATCTGGAGCTACGAGTTTGAGCCATGCGTTGTTTCCTTCGGCAAGCTGGCCGATGCGCTTTTGAACAAGGAAGTACTCGGACAGGAGCTTGGCTTCGGGGTATTCGAGCTGTGATAGGACGTCTTCATCTACCTTGGGCTGTCCTTTCTCGGTAAAATCCTTGGGCTGCCAGCTGTACTTTTCTTGGAGTCTTTCGATGATCTCTTGTCGTGAACCGGGATTGAACAGAGTGAGCTTGGGTCGCCAGATTTTTTGTCCGGCTTTATAGCCTTTTGCTCTGTTGTCGCGTTTGGGGGTGAAATAGGAACCTCTGTCGACAGGAGGGAACGCCTGCTGCACCACGCCAAGTATTCGTTCACGCTCGGCACATAGAGCGGAGTAGTATTCACTGGCTTTACGCTCGTCGAAGGGGAAGCCGTTCTGCTCCTGCTGGAAGATGATCTTCTGGAATTGATGCTCAAGGTTGATCGCCTCCTCGCTGTAATTTTGTTTGCAGATCAGGTCATAGAGTGCTTTGGTTACAACTACGTCCTGTCTGTTGTAACTGCACATGGCCTCAGACCACTCTTGCCAGTCTGTTGTCTCGCTGAAATCACCCTTGAGAACGCCTAAACGAAAGCCCCAAGCCCGAAGGCTGTGGGAACCAACGAGCTTGGGGGGGAAGTGGAAATAAGGGTCGGATGGGGTCTTGGCGTGTCTTATTTTGTCGAAGTCGATTTCGGCGAGGTTGGGCCAGATGAGGCGGGAGAGGACGAGGGTATCAAGGACTTTGCCGTGGAGAATAAAGTCTGGATAAACCTTACACAGAGCAGGAATGTCGAACGTAAGACCATTATGCCAGACAGTAATATCAGCATCGCAGAGTCGAGATAGGCCGTCAGTAAGTCGTGCGTACTGTCCTCTATCTGAAAAAGTTTCCACGCTTCCTTTATCCACGTCATACACTGAGAGACAGTGAACTTTAGATGTTCTGTCGAGAAGGCCATTCGTTTCGATGTCTGCTATAACAACGTTTTTGTGATTCATGCCACTTCAAACTCCCCAATCGCGAATTTTCTTCAAGTGTTATAAAGCGACAATTTTCAGGACAGTAATCCTTTTCACTATCTATACGGTCTATTGTTAAAGGCTCGACATAACCATTTGCTATGGCCCATTCACAAAAAGTCTTTGCATCATGCCATTCAGCACAAACTTTAATACCCTTGCCACCGTATTTAGAATAGCCTGTTGCTTTAGGATTTTCGCAACGTTGAATCATTAAAGCCCAGATATTATAAATACGTGTACCGTAGAAAATATGTTTCTTAACGTGTTGTTTTTCTTTGTGATAACATCCGCAACTTTGAGTATGCCCGTTACGTAAACAGTTGCCACTTACTTCAACTTCGTTACCACAAGAGCAACGACATTTCCAAAAAATATCTCCACACGCATTTCTCTTAGTTGAGCGCTCAAGAACTTTTAAACGACCATAAACACGCCCCACCATGTCGATAGCTTTAGGCATCAATCGTCCTCCGCTACATATTCGGCATTAAGCATTTCACGGGCTTCTGACAGATCGATGTCGTACTTCTCACAGAGTTTGAGCAGAAATTCAAGTTCAAGAACGTCATCCATCAGTCATCATCTCCAGTACACAGGCCGAGGAACCAACCGCCGACGAACGCAAGGAACATTCCAAAGTACATCATCAGAAATCACACTCACCTTCTAGCGGACCGTCAGGCCGCTCTTGAGCATCAGCCATTCCCACCATCTGCGCAGCAGGGGCGGGCGTGTCTGTCTTTCGATTTCTCTTTCGCGTCGTGCCTGCATGAGCTTTTCGTACTGGCGTTTCTGGCTCTGTTTGAGCTTCATAGGGTTCCTCCGATCTGAACGGGTTATCGTCCGGCTTATCGATGGCCGTAAGGCGTCCCGTTCTGTTGTCATAACGCAGGGTATCGACTTCACCGATCACTCCTGTGTAGCGATTTTTAAGCACGATCATGCGGCTTTCGTTGCCGTGCTCTTCATCTTTTTGATCTCTGCAAAGCGCTACGACCGTATCTGATAGCTGTTCCAGTCCACCTGAGCCTCGCAGGTCGGTTAAACTAGGTTCCTTGCCGTCGTTCCAACTCTCGCCTTGCGCGGGTCGCTTGAGGTGGACAACCCCCAAGACGCCGATGCCCGTGTCTTCGACAAGGCTGCGCAAAGCTGTCATCAGTTGATCTATCTGCTTGCGTTCATTATCGCCAGCATCACGAAGACCGGAAACAACTATCGAGATATGGTCGAGTACAAGAAAGTCAATGCCGCAAGAGACGGCCATGTAACGGATGCGCGACATGAGCGTATCGATGTCTGAACTGCCGAAGTGGTCATATAAAAAGAACCGCCCTTCTTGGCCGATAGTGGCCTTGTAGGCGGCTCTCAAATCTTCTTCGGTTACGCCCTCCCTTGTGAGGTGGAGCGGTTTGTTCAGATAGATGCTCAGGTAGCGCTCGGCTGCACGGCGCTTGGACTCTTCGAGTGCCATTACGCCAATCGTCAAGCCTTCCTTCATCATCAGGTGGTACGCGATCTCATGCACGACAGTGCTTTTACCGATGCCGCTGCCTGCCGTGAAAAGCCACAACTCCTTCTTTCGGATGCCCTCGGTCATGACGTTGAGCTTCCTGTATGGGGTGGTGTAGCTTTTCTCTGGGGGCTTGATGATCTCAGCCCACAGGTCTTCGCCTCCGATAATGCCGTCAGGACGGTAGGGGCGGGCTTGCCATATTGAATTGACAAGCTCTTCGGTGCGGCCTGCTTTGAGCATGTCGTTCGGGTCTTTGAGCGGGAGTTCCATGATATATGCTTTGCCAGGACTGAGGACTTGAGCCGCTGCATTGGCGGCTTCTTGTCCGGGTTTGTCCATATCAAAACAGATCACGACTTTCTCAAAACTCTCAAGCCATTCGATGTTGTCTTTGAACGCCTTGACTGCGCTGCCTGCACCGTTGGCAAGGCTTACGACAGGCCACTTATTGCCCTGAACTTGAGACAGGCTCAGACAGTCGATCTCGCCCTCGGTGACGATGACCATTTTGCCGCCGTTGGCAAAAAGATGCTGGCCGAAGAGCTGCAAGTCCTTGGGGCTGCCACGCCAACGAAACGTTTTGTCCGGGCCTCGCAAATGCTGGCCGACAAGTTCTCCATCCTGATTGCGATAGGGGGCGACTTGCCACGTGGATTGACCGTCATGAGCGATGCCATAGCCATATTTCTGGCATGTTTCGAGGGTGAGCTTGCGGCTCACAAGGGGCCTGTACTCGATGTCTGTAAAAAGTTCCTTAGGCATTGACTTTTCTCCTTTTTCGCTGTCCCCCTGTATATGTCCTTGGCACGAGAAGCAGTAGAAGTGGCCGTCGGAGTATTCAGCTCCGGCGTCGTGTGAACCGCACAGGGGACAGGGGATGTGCGTTCGGATTGCTTCACTGGTGGACATTTACATCAGCACGTGTTCTTTGAGTGCGGGGCAGGGCTTGAAATACGCCTTAACGAGGTCGTGCTCTGCGACTTTCTCATTCTTGCCTGACGTGGGATTGTAGCGCAGACGTTCAGGAGCAGTTGTCTTGACGACTTTGAGGGTGCCGACTCCGTAAAGGTTGGTGCTGTCATCCTCAGTCAGCGACGTGAAGAGCACGTCCATGAACGTGTTGATGTCATCTTTTGCACGAGCAAGCGTGACTGTTTCGGGGTTGTAGTGCTGGCGTGCTTCCTGATAAGCTCTGATGAGTTCGTTGTATGTCATTTATTTTTCCTCCTTGAGATCGTCTTCATGTTCTTTTACCCAGGTGCGGACGTTGAAGCAGGGGCAGTCCTTGGCCGCGACTTCATTGTGGCCGATGATGTGATCGGGGGTGACGCTGTAGGCTTTAGCCAAGCGCTTGACGAGATCGAACAGCGAACCCCACTGCTCGGGTGTGTAGTTGGCTTCGGGCTTGCCGTTGGTGTCGATGCCACCCACGAGGCAGATGCCGATGGAGTGGGCGTTGTGGCCTTTAGCATGAGCGCCTGCTTCACTGACGGGGCGGCCCGTTTCGACGGTGCCATCTCTACGGATGACGTAGTGATAACCGATGGACAAGCCGCTGGCGAGGTTGAAAAATCCGCGCTGCCGATGCCACAGGTTGATCTCCTTGGCACCGATGTCCATGCGGGGCGTGGTCGCTGCGCAGTGGATGATGATGGTATCGATCTTACGCACGGGCGACTCCTTTCTCGAACATCCATTCGACGGGAAGATGCTTATTAGCCCACGGGAAGCCGTATTTGTCAGCCCATTCTCCGTAGGTGGACTTTGCATTTTTATCAAGTTTTCTCGATGCGTTCTGGAAGACAAAGCGGATGTCGAGATCGGGATTGCTGGCCTTGACAGCGGCCATCTTCACCCGGTCTTCACGGGGAAAGTAGCCTTTGGCTTCGATGAGGATGCCGTTGGGGAGCTTGAAATCAGGGATGTAGTTATGCTTTTCAACGTAGGGGATTTTAGGCACTTTTTCTGTGCCGATCAGCCCGTTGTATTCAAGCTCGGCCTTGATCTCAGCCTCAAAGCGAGAGCCTCCGGCCCCTCTGCGGCGTCCATGTTTAGTGAACATCACGGTCACTAAAAATCACCGTCCCCTTCGTCTTCGGTCATGCGGCTGCGATACGATTTCGGCTGTTCACCAGGTTCGAGTTCGTCAGGCGCTTCGTTCTCACCGTCGAGCGTGAGCGGCGCGACTTCATCGACGCTGTAACCTTCTTCAACGGAGAAGCCGTAATCCGTGGCGCTCTTGCCGTTGTATTCGACGAGATCGATGATCTGCACGGCTTCAAGTCTGATTGAAACGCCGTAACCAATGGGAGCGGCGTAGGCGTAAGCGGTAAGGGCCAGGCGGCCAGTGCTGCCGTTTCCGATCATAGGCGGGTTTGCTTCGGGGAAGGGTTTGCCCTTGGCGTCGAAGATCGTGGGCTTGAATTTCCACTTCTTCCCGGCCTGCGTGATGCCCTCGGCTTTGGCCTTGGCCTTGACGAAATACTGGCCTGTGGGGTTGCCGTCGTCATCGTAGACTTCGCCGTAGTTCTCGTCGTGCTTGGTCGGGAGCTTGCCTTTGCTGCGGCCCTTGGCCTGATTCGCGGCCTCCTGCGCCATCTCCTCGGCCTTGTTCATCTCGGCATCAAGACAGTCAATAAAGCGTTTAACTTCGTCATTTCCATCCATAATCAGGTTAATTGAATAGGTCGGCTCAATGGCCTGATCACCGATCTGGCGCTGAGGCTCATACACATGGGCGAATTCGACACGGCCTTTGGGAGTCGTGCCCTTGACGACGGTGCTTCCGTTCTTGAGCTTAACTTCTTTGAGCATGATTAGTCCTCCAATTCATTTTTCATGTAGGCCCTGACGGCCTCAAAATTTGCCTTGCTGTACCCGCCTGATTTCTTGGTCATGTTATCTGCGTAGTTCAAGACGTCCGTAGCATGAAGGTCAAAGCGTTCGCAGAGGCTCAGAAATAAGACAGCAGATGCGACACATTGAGTATCGGCAGGAACATCTTGGAGCAGGTTGAGCAGGGCCATAACGGTCCTTGCTGCCGACCGCATATCGCTATTAGCTATACGACACAGTAGTGTATCTTTAACCATATTATTTAGACCTCTTATCCAGTTTATAACTAGGTTATAGCAGTATTGAGTATTATTCTCTTCATGTTTAGAAATTGTTATAACATGAAGAGAACCATATTCAATTCTGTTATGATTTTTTATGATGACCATCTGATGATGGTCATCAACTAACCCGGTATAACCCGTCTTAAACATAACTCTATATATTTTTAATCTAGTTTAATATAGGTTATGTTGCCCCCCTTACCCCCCAAAAAATCATCAG